CAATATACGAAACATCACGGATCGTACTGCGGTAAATGTGGCCGCAAATACAATGAGCACGATCTCCGAAAGCTAGTCGAGCGGCTTCGCAACGCACTCGATCACTATGCCGCCAAGTATGGCTACAGCCATCAGACCGGAGTTCTGCTCAATCAGGCCCTCTTCGCCTTGAATCGCACGGAGCCAGCCGAGACTTCGCGGAAAAGGCGACCGGATAAAACAACATGACCCATCGCCACTGGAAAGACACGCTGAGGAGTCCGGCGTTCTGGAAGGCTTTCTGGAATGGGTTAACGCTGCGCTGGACGCCCTGGGGTCGTTAGTCAATGCTCCCCTCGCTCATCCGCCCTCTTCGCGTAGAGATCTCAAAATGCCAAGAAAAATAGGCTATATCGCCGTCCCTTTCGAAATCAGATTCTGGTCGAAGGTAAATAAGGATGGGCCTGGCGGCTGTTGGCTATGGACGGCTGCAAAAAACAGCATGGGTTACGGGAACATCCTGTTCGAAGGAAAGATTCGCTTTTCTCACCGACGCTCGTGGGAAATGGCGAACAATCAAAAGATCCCTCCAAAAATGGTCATTTGCCATCGATGCGACGTCCCCGCCTGCGTCAATCCAGAGCATCTGTTCGTTGGAACGCAATCCGACAATGGACTGGACGCATCTAGAAAGGGCCGGCTGAACACCGTATTACCCCCTCGGCGCAATCCGACTCATTGCAAGCAAGGCCACGAATTCACCCCTGAAAACACGGGGCGTCAAACGGGTGGCTATAGGATGTGTCTCATCTGCTCTAGAGCCTCTAAACGCAAATGCGCGAAAAAGGCGTGGGATCTAAAAAAGCAGGCGCGTGCATAGATGATCGTCCAGCTTCACAAGTCCACGAAGTCCCCGCGCCAGGTCACGCCACTCAGACCCGGTGAATCGTCTCAGTCTCACCACCATGGCGGGATGCTAGCGCGGGTCTAAGCGTCCTCAGCAAGCGCTCGGCGCCGACACTGGGTAAGGGCACCCTACTTCCTCTTTCGCCGCCGCGGCTTGGCGGTCGGATCGGCGAGCTCGTCAATGAGCTGCTCGGCGAGTTCCCGCGCGCCGGCAGGCAGGCGCTCGAGCAACTGAGCAACCTTGATCGCGCGCTCGGTCTGGCCGCCTCGCACCGGAGACGTGTCGACGGGTGCCGCATGGTTGACGTCCAGCCACCCGTGAGCGACGCCAGCGCCCTGCTCAATGCGCCGGGCCAGCGCGGGTCCGATGTTGCGGGAAGGATGAGGGCCCGCCACCTGGCTGATGACATTTGGTGAGCTAAATCCACGCTCGTTTGCGAAACGAGTGGATGAGCCATCGGCGAGTTCCGCGATCAATTTCCGCAGATTTGTGCGCCGAATCTCAGCAATATCCAAAAAATTCGCCCCATCAATTCGATGTACTGACGGTACCGGAATCTTCGCAACTTGCGAACAATCATATATGGCACCCCGACTTGCTTTTTTCTTCGCATGTTGCGAAGATGGCTCCATGGACGAACGGAAGCAGTTGGGGTTCAGGGATTACTGGAGTGGCTTGTCGGCTGCTGAAAAGCAGGCGCTGGCCGAGGCGTGCATCACGACCGTGAACTATCTGACGCAGGTGGCATGCGGCCATCGCCAAGCGAGCCCGGCGCTTTCGCTGGCGCTCCACGAACAGACCGGCCGAGTGGTGCGCCTATCGAGCCTGCGCGCCGATATCTGGCCCGCCGAGACCGCGCCCGTAAAAAAGCCGTCACCGAGGAAAAAGAATCATGCCGAAGCGATTCATGGAGATTGACGCGAATGCGCCGATCGCGTTTGACAGCACGCCGCTGGCCGAGCGTGTGTTGGAGGTGGGAAAGCACGCGGCGCAGGTGTTTGGCCGCGGTGTGAGGTGTTACGTCAGAGCAGTGACGACTGACCAACGTCCACGCGGTGAAGACGGTGAGACCGAAACCAGCACGTGGTAAGTACGGCGCGGCGCGCCCTACCGGGATGCCGTATGGTCGGCGCCCGACAAAGCCGTTACCGGAAAGGCCCAGCCGCCGAGAATACGGCCCTCGTTCCGTAGAACCACCGGTAGACGCGCGGCCGAGCGATGGGACGCCTGTTGAGCCCGATCAGCCGATTCCCGAGCAGGAACCGCCCCCAGAGAAGCGCAGCCATTTCACGGGAGTGATGCTCGTCCTGATGGTCATCGCGATCATGCTATTCCAGCACTTCTTCCCGCTCGACACGCCCTGCCAGAAGAACCCAGCAGCCTACGGGAAGCTTACGGCATACGATTGTCTCAAAGACAAACACCCCCAGCGGGTCGACGGGCAAGCTCCGGACTGAGAATTTCGCGCAGGTTCCATTATCGAAGATTTGAAAGAGAGGGTTAATTGACCCCGTAGAATGCGCCGAATGGGCACGAGGCAAGAGATGACGCTGAGGGCGTTCTTTTATTATTCGGTCGGAGGCTTGGTTCGCGCGGCCGAAAGGGAGACGATGGCCTCCGCCGGATCGAGTCCGATCCTCATTCGGCGGTAAAGCACGGTCTTGCTGATCCCCACCACCTTAATCCAATCTGTGATGGGCCTCGTCACTCCGTCGATTGTGACGGGCCTAGAGCATCGCTTATTATTCGCCTGCTCCTTTGCACTGGCCCACCGACAATTGTCTGGTTCGTAATTGCCGTCATTGTTCGGGTACCGGTCAATGGACATGCCAGCGGGCGGCTCTCCCATATCGGCAAGGAAATTCTCGAACTTTTCCCACCGGTCGCAGACTCGAATACCTCGACCGCCGTATTGCGCATATCGATCGTTAGTCGGTTCTGTACACCGCCGCCACATGTTATTCCAGACTAGATAGAGCTTAGTGCCAGCATAACCATGCTTAGTCGATCGTTTCCGAGTTGACTCGAAGGCCAAGCATCCGCACGATTGCCGCCCGTTCCGTAGAGCGCCGGCCACAACGGATCTTTCTTCGCCGCAGTCACACCGGCAGAAGAATTGGCGTTGGACATTTCCGCCGCTGGTGGTGTGACGCGGCAATTCTTTGACGACGGTCAAACGACCAAAGCGCTTGCCGGGAGTTATTGGAACTTCACACCCGCACGACTTGCTGAGACCGCTGGTCAAATTCTGCAACGAAACGGTTTTCTGCACTCCGCAGTCGCAAACACAAAGAACGTGCCGGATTGGCCGACCGCCGGGCGTAACTCGATCTCGATCTTCTGCCAGCACTTTCCAGAGCCCGAACCGCTCTCCTGGCGTGATAATCTTCTTCGCAGGCATGACGGTCTCCAATCCAGATCGTTGTGTTTAGGGTGGCGCGGTGCTGAAACACCGTGCTGCCCGTCGATTATATCAGGCGACTCGACCGGAATGACTCAGAATGCAAGCCGTATACGGGCGATCCTCTGGAGCGGCATCTAGCACCGTGGGATCGAGCAAACACGAATAGGAAAGGGCGTGGTGCAAACACCCCACATTCATCCGAATGCGGATGGACAGATTGAACGGCGCGAGCTCCACGGTGTTCGGGAGGTGGGCGTATCCGAATCCAAGTGGAGCTTTTGTCACAATATCTGCCACCCCGGCATAGTGAGCGTGATCCGGAACCGCAGCCGCCACCGCCTGGGAAAACGCTGAGTCTCCCGGGTGGGGACTGGCGAACACGCGTAGAGCGACGCGGCCGGGAATCATGGCCGCCACGTCATACGCCAAATAGGTCGCCAGCGCCGCGCCAAGGCTGTGGCCGATGACGGTCAGCGTGCCGACCCCGACAACGGATGCAACTGACGCCGCAACTGGCATTTCGGAGCCGCTGGGGTGATGAAAGGTGAAGGACTCGTAGATACCGAAGAAGCCCGCTTCGACTTCGCCGATCCGCTTGTTGGGCGTGCGGCAAAATTCGGCGTCTTCCAGCCATTCGATGATGCCCGCGGTACCCCGTACGACCGCGCAGAATGTCCCGGGAACCGAGTTCGATTCGAGTAGCAATCCGTAGTAGACCCGCTGCGAACCGACCGCCAGCGAGCCCAGCGGGCGAAACAGTGCATCCGTGCCGACGATGTAGCCGCGCAAAATCCAGTCCGCCGTGATCCGGGCATTCACGACGGGCTCAATGGCAGTCGGTCCTTGCGCGGAGTAGATGTCCTCCGCGGCAAGCACGAGGAGCGCTAGTCGCGCATCCTCCGCGCGACTCACGACGGCGTGATAACGATCGTGATCGTCACATTCGTCGGCGCGTTGGGCGTTCCTGGAGCCGGTGGCGCAATGACCGGCGTGTACGACGCCACGTTACTCATGCCGCTCTCGGGCGGTGACGCCGCCGAATTCACAGCGGTCACCGCGACGCAGACGGTAGTCCCCGGCACGATGCCCGTAGCCGTGTAGGTCGTGACGCCGGTAGCCGTCGATCCAACCTTGGTGAGCGGCGTACTCGATGAGCACGTCGTGGTCGTCGTCCCGGCATAGATGTTGTAGCTGGTCACAACGGCCGCGTTGCCGTTCACATCCTTTGCAGGAGCGGTCCATGTCACTGTGCCAGTAACGGGAGCCGGTGTGGCAGATTGAGCCTCTGCCACGCCAAACGCCAGCGCCGCGAGGGCGCCGATTAAGAGTCGCTTCATGTGAACCTCTCAGGTGGTTGCGGTGGTCTCGACCGGAGGGGTCGTGGCAGGAGCGCCGTACTTCGCAATCTCGAGATTGGCAGCGGTCGTGACGCCCTTCGCGATGTTGGTCAGGACCGCTATCGCATTGGCGCCGAATAGCGGAATCAGCTTCTGCACGTTCGACGCAATCTGTGCTTGCGAGAAACCCAACTGCACTAGGTTCTGCAACGCGCCCGCTACAGCGGGGTCCATGTTGGGGTCGTTGAGCAGCGCCGTGAACGCAGCCAGGCCGCCTTCCGCATTGCCACTGACGATGTCGTTGAGGACGGTAGCGACGGCCAGCGCGGTTTCCGCGCGAGCGGTGATCTTGGCTGCCACGCCGCCTTGACCTTCGGGGATAATCAGGCCCGCGAGCAGCTGGGCCGAAAACTCTTCGATGGGAACGATAGTCAAACTCATGGGATATACCTCATATAGGGAATCGATCAGACTTTTGGGCTGTTGGGTTGCTCCGCAGGCTCGCCGCCGGTTATGCGTTGGCGCTGGAACCAAAACGACAACACCAGCATGGCCATTGGAGCGAGCTGACCTGTCAGGTCCGTCTTGATGTAGCCGAGACCCTGTAAGATCAGACAGGCGAAAAAACCTGCCAGAAAGAAATAGGACAAGCCCACCTGGGCGTTTCCGGCCTTGCGATGGGTCATCGACGAAATTGGCATGTTTGCCTCTAGGGAATGAAGTACATCAGCAGGACGCCGATAACGCCGCAGACCAGCGACAGGATCATCACGATCCGGGTGCGCCTCACGGAGCGCCCGCTCTCACCCATTCGGATGCCGCGTAGAGCGCACCTGCCAGACTTTCAATCGTTTCGTTGTGCGGGAAGACCTGGCGCTTCATGCCTCGGCCGCGCACCGCGACCGTGACGGCTACGGCGAACCCTTCGACGCCGCGCTGGTCCGGGCACATCGCCACCAGTTCGATGGCGCGCCGGGGCGTTGTGCGTCGGCCTGCGTTGCTCACTGGAACTCGCCAGTCCCGATCTGCGCAGCCAGTTTGGTCGCACGGCCGGGCGTCTGCTTAGCCCATAGTGAATCTAGGAAGGCCACTTCAGCGTCATGCCAACGCGCCTCACGCATGGCCTGAATGGCGACGTGGAATGCCTCTTCCTTCGTGACGCCCATCTGGTAAGCAATTTCGACCAATGCATTTTGACGGGCGCCTCCAAGGAACGCCCAGAACTCGGCGTAGTCGTGCGCAAGTTGCGCCTCGATTACCACTAGTCTTTGCTGCACGAACCAGTCAGCACCGGCCCGCGTGATCGACAACGTCGCCAGTTTGTTGTCGAGCAGATACTTCCACTGAGCGCCCGTGGGAGGCGACGTTTCGAGGCACCAGCCTTCACCCCAAGTCCACAGATTCTTTGTGTCCAGATATGGCGCGGCTTTGAATCCCTCGTTACCTTCGACCGACTGTTCGAGGCGCGCCTCATCTACCATGGCTTATTTCCCCGACTGCCTGTTTTTGACCAGGTCGCGATACAACTCGTCGATTCTCTTGTGTGTTCCAGTGGTCGCCGCTTCGATGCGGTCCAGTCGGTCGATGTTCTCCTCGTGCCGACGGTCCATATCTCCGCGCCATTGATTGAACTCTTCCCGACGTACACTCTCGGCCAGTGCTTTATCGATACGCCGAACTTCGCGTTTGAAGAGCCAGGTCACGATGCCTCCGAGAATCCCCAGTAAGGCTATGAGGGCGGACTTTGGGTCGCTGAAAAAATCACTCATCGCCCTCGACCCATCGTCACTCGTTGCACGGTCTCCATCGTCGATCCCTCCTTTTTGTGTGTAAAAAAGGACGGAGCGCGCCAGCTCAACTGGCGACACTCCGTCAACTTCCGGGAAAAACGCCCTGAGCGCGCACTGCGCTACTCGATAACTCTATTGGGTTGGGCGTCCCGGTAAGTTCAGGATTCGCCGGCTGCATGAGGGATGCGATCATGGCGTCGCGCAATTCGGTCTGCAGTTTCTCCAGGCTGCGAGCCGATTGAATCGCGGTCACCAGGCCATCGACCGTAAGGTTCATACCGGACTCGCCGGCAATGTCACGTTAGGAAAATCAGGATGAGAGGCGATGTTGCGCAGCTGATGACGATACGCCTGCAACGCCATGTACTGGTCCGCCCTGAGGGTAGTGCTCGACGCGGTAAAATCGACCTCGTCGCGGTGCCGTGCGACGAGCCAGTCGCTCTCGCGCAATGCCTGATCACGGCGCAACAGCACGGTCTCAGCGGTGACTGGCCGCTCGATTGCGGTGGGTTGCCCGTTCACCCCCGCGACGATCTGCTTGCCATTGGTCTGCTCCTGAAGCAGCTCCTGCCAACGCTCATTGCTGATCTCGACGACATCGGCGGGAATCTGGGTTTTCTCATCGTGAACATCGGTCGAATAGAATCCGCCGGTGGATGCGCTGAAGAATTTGCTCGAACCTTTTTTAGCGGCCATATATTAGAACCCCACCGCGAACCAACTGAGGTTGGCCGTCCCGTTCGTCGTACTGAAACTCGTGTTCGAACTCGGCAGGCCGTTGAGGAAAATCTGATTGGTATTGCTCGCGTTGGTGAAGACGACGGAGAACACCCGGCTGGTGAAAGCTATCGGGAAGAACGTAGTGGCCGTCCCGCTTACAGAAGTCTGTCCCCACTGGAGAATGATGCCGTTGTCGAACTTCTGATAGCCGTTGACTGCAGCGGATCCGGGGAATCCATTTACCGAGAGGAAACCCAACTGCGAGAGCAGGTTCGCGACGGCGGCGTTGCTGGCCTTGCGCAGAAAGTTATCGCTTCCGTTCGTCACCATGAACTGGCTGATCGAAGGGTTCTCGTTGTTCGGGCTGGACTGGTTGAAGTAGACGGTGTACGCGTAGCCGCTCGAATCTCGCACCATCACGGAACTTCCGGCTGCGGCGATGCTCGGTGACAAACCGGTCAGTTGTTGGGAGTTGGCGACGCCGAAGTTGGCCGGATTCCAGACGAGGAAGTTGACGCCGTCGCTGCTGCCGATAACGTAGCTGGGCTGCCCGGACTGGCCAGACCACTGTATGGTGCGATAGCCGCCATTAATCAATATGGTGTTGGCGTAGGGAACCGGGCTGCCGACCTGAGTACCGGAGATCGACAGTGAGCCCTGCCACTGCGTCACGGCGCCGACGGGGACTTGATTATTGCCGATCTGGCCGGCGATATTGTCGAACGGCGTGCCTACCGGGAGGAAATTGTTAGATACATACTGCGTGTTGGCGACCCGCCCTCCAGAATCCCCCGGGGCAGCCGTGCGGATATACGGCACGTCCCATTGAGTTCCAAAAGTCGTGTCCGGATTCTGGCCGGTGTTGTTGGTTACTGCTCGATAGACATACCCTTCAGGAGAGACGACACAAGCCGCTGAGGCGTATGTTTCTGAGGGATCCCAATTAGGGATGCCTTGCTGGCACAGATACCGTATGCCAGAGAACATATAATTGATGACCCAGTTCTCATACTGGCGCGGCGGCTTGATTCCAATCTGCCAGCCAGCCGACGCGTAACTGTTGCCCGGGTCCTGCAGGTCAGCGGAGGTCGCGGTCTGTCCCCAAGCGCTGCGGACCGCTGGCTTTGTATACTGCGTCACGTATTAACCCGTCGAGATGAGAATGTTGTCGGCCTGTCCGCCAACGGAGTACAGGCAGAACATGGGAGACAGCGAGCCGGGAGACGATGCCGGCGTGGTCACTTTGAAGGGCGCGCCGTTGTGCAGATACACCGCTGATTTGCCGTCCCAGTAGACCGCGAAGGTATCGCCGGCGGCGTAGGTGCCGAAGGACCCCTGATTATTGCCCGACTCGTAAACCTCGATGACGCCGCCTGAGTTGTAGATCGCATTGTTGAGCGTCGGGTAGTTCGGTGAGCCGGACGGGTTGGTCGACAGACCGCCCATCAGGTAGTGAGTGATGTCGAGAACGGTCCACGACAGGTAGATGTGCGTCGAGGGGCTGGCCACAAACGCGGATGAGTCCCACGCCGTGGTGCCCGTCAGCTTCTCAACGGTCGCGAGGTTGGGCGAGATCGCGGTCCCGGCCGTCGTCCAGACATACCCGCTGGCCATGAATACAAACTGGTAGCGGGTCCCGGCCGGCCGAGGCAGCAGGTCGTAGCCGGTCAGCAACTGCGACAACACCGGGTCGATGGTCTGGGATGGCATGATCAGCACGACATTGGTGCCCGGGTCGATGACTGACGTCGGGACGCCGATCACTTCCGCAATCGCCGTCATGAACTCGCCGGGACTGCCGTCCCAGTTGTTCTGGAGGATCTTGGCGCGCAGTAGCTGGAGATACTCAGGGTCCGCCAGGGTCGCGGTCTGGGAGGTGTCCTCGCCGAGCTCAATGAAGCGCCCACCGGTGGAAGGGTTGGTGAGTTCGCTAAAGCCGAGGGCGGTGGAGTCGTCCGCGAATCCAAAGAACTGGACGATCAGCACGCCGCCGATGGTTCGCGCGAAGCCGATCCATTGGCCATCCACGTCGAGCTGCGCGGCGATTGCGTTGTCGAGGTCGAATGCGGCCGGCAGTGACTGGATAAGGGAAGTGATGTCGCCGATGGCGTTCGCGGTGAGCTGTACGGTCGCGACGAAGTTCGGCTGCCCCGAATACTCCGAGGTGAGCAGTTGCGAGTAGTCCACGCTCATACGCTACTGACGGTGACCGTTCCGGCGACGGCGGCGACGTTGAAGGCGAGTGTGATGTCAGTCGACTGGAAGCCCCCACCATTGCTGTTGATGGTCAGCGCCTTGATGAGGTATGTGCCGGCTTGTGCCGTCCCCGGCAGGAGCGCCGCTTGCAGGAGGAGTGGCACGTTCACCACCCCACCAATAGCCGTGTTGTTGATGACCGATTGCAGGGCTGAAGTGATCAGCGCCGAGGTCGACGTCGCATAGCCATTGAGCGCGTGAATGCTGATGTCGACGCCGATGGAGTTCGAGGTGCCCGAGGGCGCGCCGACCCCGGCCTGCATGAAGTTAACGACCTTGGCGTAGCCGTTCGGGCTCGTGATGGTGAAGTTCTGCGCGCCCGCGCCGGTGGCGTAGCTGGGCGTCCCAGGGGGCATCTTGACCGCAATCGCCTGAGCGATGGCCAGCGCGATACCGCCTTCCACAACGAAGGCGAGCGTATTGGCGGGGATGCCGTTGCTGTTCGAGCTGTTGGTGTTGTTCTCGTACGGTGTGACGCGCGTGACACCGGCGACCTGGGCGATCGAGGCGGCGATACCGTCGAAGATGCCGACCGAGGGTAGCGCGACCGAATTCGCCTGTCGAATACGCAGTTGCGCATCGGTCTCGACCGGATTGCCGGCCGTGGCCGCCGCCGTGGAGTTGCTGGCTGACTGCCAGTTCAGTATCGGTGTGGCGATATCCGCAATCGCGCCTTCGGCGGCATTGATGGCGCCGATGGTCGTGCAGGTGGCCGAGACCGTGATCGTGCCGCTGAATGGAATCGTGACTGATGCCGGTAGCGCCCAGAGAAAGCCGTTCGAGTCCTGCACCTGACCGTTGGTGATGACCGTGTTCTCGGTGCCGACCAATAAGATGGGCGCGGTCGAGAACGAGCCGACGTTGCGCGTCAGGCCGTTGAGTTTGACGTTCGACGACAGGCCGTTGCCCTGGCCAGTGGTCGGGGAGAAGGAGTTGTAGACCGCGACCGCTGCGCTGTTGCAGTCGTTGATGGCGGAGGCAATCGTGCCGATCCACTGACCATCGACGGAATCGTTGCCCAAAAAAGAGTCAGCGCCATAGATCGCCTGAAACTGAGCGACGAGATAGGCTTGCACCGCCGCGAAATTCGGCGCACTGATGCCGGTGGCGCTGATAGTGGCGGCAACGGGGGATGTCATGTCGTGGAGCTTCCCAACGGAATGGATACCGCAATCGGTGTCACGCTGTACTGTGTTTGGACGGTGGCGTTGACAGTGAACTGCCGGGTCGAGCTGCCACTGAACGTGCTCGAGTAGGAGATGAGCTGTGTGACGCCGGGGGTACCGAGAATGCGGGCCTTGATCGCGGCGTCAGGAGTCTTGCCGTAGCGCTCACCGAGCACTTCCGTGAGATAGGGCGTGCCATCGCTGACATCCAAGAACCACTCGCCGAGCCACAACTTCAGGCGCGTGCTGATCGTCTGCTCGACGGCCTGCGGACTATTGATGTACCAGGGTTGACCAATGGTCATATCCCCGGTGGGTGAGAGTGGACGGGTTCTCATGTGCCAGGTGTTGGCGGCGCGCCGTTGGAGGGATGGGTATGCGTGGCGAGATGGACCGCGCTGCCACCACTGCCTGCCACGACCTGCGTCGTGCCCGTCACGGTCGCGCCGGTAATGTTGCCGGCGGTCACGACGTTGCCGTTGGTGTCTATTGTGACGCCGTTCAAAGTGATTCCTCCCGGGAAGACGCCGTTGAGTTTCTTGTTGGTCGGATCGAACTCCAGATAGCAGGAGTCATCGTCCGTTCGAAGTCGTGCCGTGTTGGCATCGAATTGGCTGAAAGCCCGGGCCTTGGAGCGCACACCGACAATTGCGAAGCCGTCCGACAAGCTATGCATCCGGAACTCTGGCGGATTGTTCTGCACGTTCATCGGCTTGCCATCCGCTCCGCTTCCGCCGGCTGGCGTCACAAAGCCGTTCTGCCACCACGCATCGATACAGCGAGATGAGAAGACGACCAGGCACTCGTCGCCCTTAGCGATAGGAAACGTCCACGTGGCGCCACCGCCGCCCTGCCAACAGATTGGTACGTCAACAAGCTTCGGCATCTGCATGGGCTTGTAGGTGCCGTTCAATTGGAGCACGCGACCGTTGATGGCCGGTTGGACCTCGACGGTGTTGCCGTTGTTGGTGACGGCTTGGATCTGACCGGGCAGCGCGGTCCAGGCTCTCGCGATCATTGAGCCGAATGCCATGCGCAGCGTTTCCTCTTCGTCGAGGACTCGCTCGCGACGGTCCATTGCTCAGTACCTCGGAATGGCGTCTGCGTCAGCGATGGCCGCCTGCGCAACGCTGGAAGGAGGCGTCACGGTCGCGTTGACCGACAGACAGATCAGGTCGGTGTACCAAGCTGTTGCGCGTGTGTCGCCGAAATGTTCAGCGCGCATGACGTAGTAAGTCCCGTCCGCACTCTTTGCGGTCGCGCCCTGTTGGAGATTCAGGTTGTTGGCGACGGATTGCGTATCCAGCCCGTACTGCAACTCGTTGATGTCGGTCGAATCGAGCTTGATCGTCTGCCCGATCTTGATGTTCGGATTGAGTAGCACGCGCAGAGACAAGCCGTTCTGTGTTTGTTCCGGTACGCCGATGAGGCCGGTCGATGGCGTGATGAGCACGGGCGGCGCGGGTATGTACCCGGTTTTCAACACGAACTGGAGCTTGCCGTCCTGAATGCTCCACGTGCAGTCCTGGGTATCAGCGAGCGACCGCATCTCATCTTTCCAGTCTCCATAGAACACCTTGCCCCGAATCGAGCGGTTCGGATTCAGGGTGGGCATGTATCCTTGCGTGAGCGGCTGACCGCCGGGACCGCCTGTGGGACTGCCATAGGTTGCTGCGGCGGCGGCTGCAACGCCTATCAAGTTCGTCACGGCGTTTTGAGGCGTGTTGCCCGCAGCCAACGTGAAACTCAGCGGCACGAAGTTATAAACGCTATCGCCGTCCGCAGCGGTGATGGCGATATACGAATTCTTCTGGTCCTCGCGACCCTGCCGAACCTGCTTGATAGACCCGTAGAAAATCTGCGCCAGCGGCTGGTCTTGGTAGGCAACCTTCAGCACGAGTTGGGTGAACTCGGAGGCTCCCCGATACCGTAGCGCGTTTGAAGTGTTCGGCGAGACGTTGTACACCCGGACTGTGCAGGTGTTGGGAGTCTGGGTATCGCCTCGGCGCACCTCGAACACGACGCGCAGCGCCCCCAACTCCAGGCCCTGACCCGCTGCGTTGGCGACCACCAGCGAGATTTGCCGAAGATACTGTTGGCTCATACGGGCGGCGTTACCCAGTAAACGACCCCGTCACTACCGAGATTCGCGAAGGTGGGCACCGCATCCGGGTTGGATGTGGTCTGCACAATCAGCGACCCGGTAAAGCCCAAATGAGGGTATTGCGCGAGCAGATCCGCGCCGGTCACGAGCGGTACGCCTTGCAGGATTGGGTTCCCGCTCGCGTCGAAGATGTCTACCGTCCAGCCACCCAGCCCAGACGTGTCGTTCCGGTACAGAAACGTCATCTGGTAGGTCGTCGCGCCGAGCTGAATGCCCGTAATGGTCTGCGGCATGCCCACCTGCAACGGGATTTCAAATACCGCGCTCATTGCGATTGCGGCGGCAGGACGGCCGTCAGCGGCGACACGTTCGAGCTCGACTGCAACTGCTGCTGACCGACATTCGTGGTGTCCGCGGTCGAGGCGGGATTGGCCTGATTCGCCTGCGGCGCCAACGTGGCCGTCTGCGTCGAGACGATGATGACTTCGCGCATCACCGCCTGGACGTTCAGGGTGTACTGCGAGCGCTGATCGCGGCGCACCCGGATCGACTGCAGCAGCATGTTGTCGTAGACGCGCAGGCCGGAGATGACTTCGAACGGCTTGCGCGACTGCTGGAGCTGGAGAAGCTGCGAATAGATGCCGGCAACGTAGTCAGATGCGGCCATGGAACCGCCGGCGAACGACCCGCTGTTGCCAGCGCCAGGATTCGACAGGAAGGATGAGGCTGCCGTCGCAATGCCGACAATGCCAGCGGCGACCGGGGATACTGCCTGCAACACACTGGAGGCGACGCCGAACAATCCTGACGCGCTGGAGTCCGACCACCCGCACGAGAGCACGAGTTCCATCGGTCGCTTGAAGCAGTGGTCGGTGATCGCAGCCCCAGCTTCAACCGGATGCTCGGTAATCTCGAGCGAATCCTCATAGGACTCGTCGATCGTCGTGTCGACCTGGATGCCGCCGATCATGTTGGACTGCTGCAAAACGACGTTCAGCGCGCCGAGGATGGTGACTTCGCCCAGGTTGCCGACACCGCCGAGGCTGCCTAGAGCGAAATTCGCGGCCATCTCACTGCACCGGCGTGACGAAGTTGCGCGTGAGGTCGGCGTTCACCTGACGCTGCTGGTCGGCCACTCGCTTGGCGACCGCGCTCGGATCGCCCGCGCCGTTCACGTGAATCGTCGTCTGCGGAGAAACCACAGTGGTGCCGCGAACGTAGTCGATAGCCTCGCCGGCTTTTCCTGAAACAAGGCCAGCCTGATAAGGATTCTTGCCCTGCTCGTGCCAGATCACAGCATTCATAAGGTTGGACAACACTGCGGGGTCCTGCAAGTTAAGCGCTTGATCGGCAGAGTAGCCCGTGCGCTTCATGACATCGCGGATATAGCCGGCGGTGTTGTTTTCGCCAGGAGGTGCCCACTTGCTTACGATAGATTGCACGCTGTTGATGCCGCGCATGCCGTACATTTCCAACTGCCTGCCGAGTGCAAAAAGTCCTTCGCCCGGACTGGCAAAATTCGCCCAGCGTCCTCCGGGACCGCCAGGGATGGCATAAGCTTGATTGCGGAATTCGAGGTTGCCGGGGTTATTCAGACGCAAGCCGAGGCTGTCACCGTAAGGATGCAGAGCGTCGTACCAGTCACCGCCTAACTTTCTGCCGGCTTGAGCCAGCCAGTTGTTAGGAAAATACTTGTCCAGCGCCCACCCTGCTGCGACACCGGCGCCAACCGGCCCCAGAAGTCTTGCCAGCACTCCGGCTGAGCCAGCAGCATTGACGCCAGCCATAGCGGCGGCGAGCCTCACAAATGCGCCGGCGAGTGACAAGACGCCACCGATGATCGATCCGGCACCGCTGACCTTCAGCAATACAGCCAGCGCGAGGAGCTTGGTGGAGAGGCCACCGGTCTCCTCGTTCCATTCTTTGAGCTTTCCGACGAGCCACGCGACCTTGTCACCGATCCATTGGGCGGCCTGAATGATCTGGGCCGCCGCATCGGACACGGTTTTCGCCAGGGCCGGCCCGTTGGTGACTAACCAATCGGATGCTTTTTGCAGGTTGCCGATGAGTTTACTGGTGAGAACACTCTCGACGCGTGCCCCAAACAGTTCCAGTTGCGCACCGAAGTCTCGCAACTGATCCATGAAGTTGTGCGAGTTTTCGGCCGCCTTATCGAATCCGTCAGTGCCGAGCCTCTCAAGTTCCGTTCTATACTTTCCAACCAGATCACCGCTCGTCAGCTGATACAGCGTCTGCTCTGAAATTCCCAGCTGTTGCGCGAACTGGGCCGCCTGAAAATACGCTTGAGGCCCCATGCTTTTGAAAGCTTGAGACAACTTGATCAGCGCATCCGCCGCATTGATCGTGCCGTTGGCATTCTTCTGCGCCGTCATCCCGAAGCGCCCGAGAAGGCCCGTCAGAACTCCGACGTTGCCCGGGTTGGTCCGCAGCGCGGTCGCCAATCCCTCGACAGCCGCCTGTGCTTCGCCAGCCTGCGCTCCCAAGCTACGCGCAGCCACGTCAAGCGCCTTGAGCTGCGTGGCCGACGAGCCGGTGCGCTGAGCTGCGAAATACAGGGTCTCCAGATTGCTGGCTAATCTGGCGACGCCTGCCGCGACCGCTACCGCCGTGGTTTCGATCGCAGTCGCCAAGGCAAACACGGCCTTGGTCGCGTTACTGATTCCCTGCTCGAACTTCTTCAGTGCCGGTTCGTCGCTGACGAAGCCCAGCGACACGAGAAATTCTCGGATGGTCTCAGTTGCCACGCTGCCCCGCGCGAATGTTCTCCATGATGGCCTCGTTATCGGCCTTGACCATCAGCGCGTCGATCATCAGCGCCACATCCGCGAGATCATAGGTGCCGTCCTGGAGTTCCTTCAGACGACACAGCGGTGGCGTTGAAAGCACCGGGATCATCAGCCAGTCTTCCTCGCCGGGGAGATGCCGCCAATCGATGCAGGCCCCACTTCCTCGCGGCGTGTAAGAAGTGTGTCCATAAAATTTCCGAGGTTGTGGACAATCACGCGCACGACGATGGGCAGAAGTGCCGCGGCGTCATCAAGCTCCATCACCATTGGCGCCTTGCCCCCAGCCAGCCACAGTGGCATCCAGACGTTGTGACCTGGATCGGTGAGCACCTCGACGCAGGTCAGTGTCATGGTGAACACCCGCTCCGCGTCCTCGTCACTCATTGAGGCGAGCGCCTCTGCAAAGGGCAGCGCGAGCTCGGCCAAGGCCAGCACGTCCGTGGACAGTAAAGAACCGGCTGGGCCGTCCTCTCCTTTCTCACGTTCCTCCCGCGCCTTCTGGGTGATCTTGACGATCAGCGGAGCGAGTGGTGGCAGTAACGGCGCCACCCGGCGCGATAGATGCAGTTGTCCGAACGCCGACAGTTTCTTTACGCGAAACTTTCGATCATGAAGCTCGAATTCCATAGTGGTATTTCCCGGTTTGATTCATTTGGTTTATGTTTCTTCTAACTTGTCGGATAGGTCCCCAAGACCTTATCGAACTGCCCCACATCAAACTGCCACTCCATCACCCCGGCCTCGACCTGGTAGTTGGCGGCCGAATTGCGTTTGAAGGCGACCTGCCGGGCGGTGATCACATCCCCGGAGGCCTTCTGCTGGCACATGATGGTGTTCTGACCGTGAAGTGCCGCGGAGCTGGTCTGCACGTCGTACATAGCTTGGAGCACCGCATTGATGGGCGATGTTTTGAGCAATCGCACCGTGCAGTGACCGGACTTGTCCGCGTGCAAAGAGTGTTGAACCGCGCCACCCGCGCCAATGGTCATGGTGTTTTTATCGCCGGCTGGCTCGAAGGTAATGCCCTCGGGAGCTGCGCCAGCATCTTTTGCGAGGTTGCACGAGCCGGTGGGGCCGGAAATGGTTGCTACAACATCGAGAAAGGAATACGTGCTAATGGGAGTCGCTCCTCTAGCGGTTGACGTTTACGATGACGCCCGCGAAGTGGACTGCTCCCGCGAGGTTGATGGCACACTGAATGGGAGGCGCAATGCGAGCGACGCGCGCGGTCTGATTCTGACTCGCGATAGGCGGTTGGTAGACGTAGTACCCTGTCGTCAGGTACTGACCGGGTACGATGGCCCCCACGGCTGGACCGTTCCACGGCCCCGGCGCGATGAGTCCGTTGTTGACTCCAAGCTGGCAGTCTTGCGTGACCTGGGTCGCGATCTGATTGATGCCCGCGTCGGTCTGGGGAATCTTGGTCGTCGAGGTATAGAGAAGGTTATAGACGTCCGTCTGCATCTGATTCTGCAGCCAGTCGGTGCCGTGGATCTCGTCGAAGAAGAAGCCGTTCGCCATCGTTCCCTGCTGGATGATGAACGTGTTGTTGTTGTATGCGACGAAGACGTTGCAATTCTTCGCGGTCAGGACGGCCGCGGCGGTCTCGCTGAGCACCTCTCCCGCGATGGTCGGCTCCTGCTTGAACTTCAGCGTGATGGTCGTGTTGGACGCATTGAAGTTGACCGAGAAGGCGCGCCCGAAGATGGAGGTCGAGGCGTACGGATTGCTGCTGGAATATTGGCAGAACGTACGCGTGTACCCGCCAGCCTGAAGAAGCGCCGCGAGGTCTGTCGTGCTGGTCGACAGAAGCGCCGCAGTCTCCTGCGTCGTAACGCCGAAGATATGTGACGGGGACGCGGCCTCGATGAGACTCGCTGTCTGCACGTAGTCGGAGTCGGCGATTCCCGTAGCGGCCGCGATCTGCAGGCCGTACCACGCATTCGTCAGGCTGAGGAAGGTGCTGACGCAGGTTTCGATGGTCTCGGCGAAGATTCCGTTGACACTGGTGCCGCCCTGGGTGGACTGCAGGCCTAGGAGCGCGGAGACATCCGTGCCGGTTCCGGTCGTGGCAAACGACACTGCCGAAGACGAGCCGGTCGTCGCGCTCTTGATCTGGAAGTAACCGTAGGTCGCATTCCAGACGACCGTCGCCGAACCGGCGAAGGCGGACTGGATAACAGAGGCAACCCCATTCAGATTGGTCTGCGCAGAGAAGTTGAGGCCCGTCAGATTCTTGGCGTTGCCGTCGACGGTGAAGTTGACACCGCCGTTTAGGATGCCGGTGAAGTTGCCGATGCCTTGCTGCGAGGCGCTCAGCGGCGAGCCGGTGACGCGCCCTCGAGTGGCGGATGCGGCCCAACGTCCGACGTAACACTGCGAGGGTTGCGGAGACTGGCTGAAGAACAGCAGTGCCGCCTGGTATTCCGGCGCCGACGTGCCGAAGTCCGTCGAAATGCCCTGAATCGAGGTGTAGAGCCGATAGCGCTGATTCGTGTCGATCACATCCGAATCACCGACGATGAGCAGGCTGCCGAAGTTGCGAGTCGCCGCCGCGACAGGCGACATCTGGATCTGAACAGTGACGACGTCGTTGACGGACAGGCCTGTCATGTCGGGGTACCTCAAATTTCGGGCAATAAAAAACCCCGCACTGGGCGGGGTTCGTGAGTTCGGGCGAGGAGAGGCTGTGTCAGCGCCCGGCGGGCGGCGCTTCGATCACGTCGTAGATATGGCCATCGCCATCAAACAGGTCGACTTCGGCCGAGAGGATGTTGTTGATGAGGTACGCGCGCGCGACCATGCGGCGGAACGTCAGGGACGAGTCCCACCGCCGCACCCACTGTTGGTTTATGAACTCCGGTGCGGCGCGGCCAGGCTCCATCGTGCCGGTGAAGTACAGTCCGGAGGCCTTGGCCGCTTCGAGGTTCTGAGAGACGCCGAGGCCGTCGCGCAGAACGCCGAGGTTCCCTTTCGCGTTGGGGCCGTAGAAGCTCACCAGCACCTCGAGCGCCTCGTGGCGCTGCGACAAATCCCCAGCCGGCTCGGTGATCGAGACTCCCGCGATGTGCTGCATGACTGCGAACGTGTCAGCGGTAGATGAGATGACGCCGATGGAGCACCAGTTGGTCCCCGGCTCCGGCTGCTTCGGCGTCACGACCTGCCAGCGCGGTCGCACGAGGTCCGCCTCGAGACCGGTGATGCCCACGACCATGGCCTGCAGGACATCGTCAAGGGCGTCATCCTCGACCGGCGCTGTTGGAACCACGAACGCGGTCACGCGGCATCCTTTGCGGGCAGCAGGTAGTAGTAACCGGGCGATGGCATCGGGATCGAGGCCGGTGCCGGCAAGAGATAGAGCGGCCCGGCGGCATAGGTGATTCGCACCACAGGCGCCAGCGAGCCCAACGCAACGGCGCCAGCCGGTATTGTCGCCACCGCCGCCGCATTCGGGACAGTTCCCACCAGCGTTAAGGCTGCGCTCGCGGGCGTGATCAACGTGATCGCACCGGCCAGCGTGGGTGGCGCGCCGGTAATGGCGACCGAGCCGGTCGACGGAGCGATCAAATCGGCCTGAACAACGCCGGGGGCAGTCCCCGAGAGGCTGACTCCTCCGACGTTGGGAGCAATGACGGTCCCGCGCCCGAGCCCCGGAGACACGCCACTGAGGGCGATCTGCGCGACACCGGGGGCGATGGCTAGGCCAGTTGTCGGCGCAGCGCCCGCGAACGATATAGAGCCCACCGTCGGCGACAGGACGGCCGCCTGAATCCGGGTCGGCGCCACGCCCGCAAAGGCAACCGTGCCGATGAGGGGCGCAATGCCGAGTCCCATCGCTGCCGCAGACCCAGTCAGCGCAAGCGCGCCCGTGTTGGGCGTGATGGTGTAACTGCCAGCACCCATCGACAGCGACGGCGTCGAGCCCGTCAATGCCAGTGTCCCGACACCCGGCGCCATGGCGAGCGCCATCGTCGGGGCGATACCCGCCAACGAAACGGTCCCGACAGCAGGCGCGATGACCGTGCCGCGCGCCTCGGCAGGCGCTGCGCCGGTGAGCGTCGCCGCCCCGACGGCGGGAGCAATGACAGTGCCGATGATCAGAGTCGGCGCGGCTGCAGCGAGCGCCAGCGCTCCCACCGACGGCGCGATAACGGTTCCGCGGGCCTCGGTCGGGGCCACACCAGCAACAGTCAGCGCGCCTGCCAGCGGCGACACGCCCAGGCTCATCACCCCGGCCGCCGAACTCAGCGTGACGGTGCCGACTGACGGCGTGATCAGGCTGGTCAGCAGGAGTGCGGGCGAGACGCCACTCAGCGAGACGGATCCAGCCGTCGGCGCGATGGCCGTGACGGTCGGCTTCGTAACCGATGGCGCCACACCGGCCAATGTCGCCGCGACCACACTGGGGGTGATCACGGTCCCGCGGATGATGGCGGGCGCCACGCCGGATAGCGTCACGCTGCCAACCACGATCAACGGCGCAAGGTCCGTCGTCAGCCGAACCAATCCGGCTGAAGGGGTGATCGTGGTGTTGGACACGGGCCTAGCCGGCTAAGGGAATGAGTTCGGCAATCGCCTCAATGAAGCCGATGCCGTAGGTCGAGTAGTCGTTGACCTTGGTCACCGTGTACTGCTTGCCATTCCACTGCACGATGTCAGCCGTCATGCCGGTGCCGGCATCGATCAGCGTGAAGCGTGTGATGATGGAGATCGCACCTGTAGCGTGCTCGCCGACCATGCCGCGCGCGAGCAGTTCACCTTTGTCGGAGGTGACGACGCCGGTGAAAGGAAGGGTTTGTGTCCCTGTGAATACGCCACGACCGTTGTTATTTGCACTGACTGGGTTACGTTGACAGATGAGCGTGGGGTCACAGAAGTCCGGATCCAACAGGACGTCTGAGCAGTCAAGAAATGGCACGGGTCACGTCTTCTTGCGGACGACGGAGTCCACCGCGTTGCGAAATTCTCCGGTGTTCACGAGGGCCACAATCCCTGCCGCGCTCTGCGCATCTCCCGGCGACATCCCAGCGCCGCCTTTAGCAGGGCTGCGGATCATGTTCAAATACCGGTCCTCGTTCTCTCTACGCGATTTCGTGTCACGGCCGTACTTGCGCCCCCGGATCGTCGCAGCGCTCAATGGCGGCGGAATGTTGCTGTTGATCTTGCGTTTGACGCCGGACGCCGCGATCACTCCGGACGCCGCGAGCTCCTGATCACTCCGCTGAGTGTTCCCATCCAACGCCGCATTGGCAGCGCCTTTGAGATGGGGCGACCACTGGCTCGTCGAGTCTCGTACTCCCGGGACCAGCCACGGACGCGCCGGAACGTTGCGCGCGGGGCTGCCGTTCTCCATGAGATAGCCGATCATCGCATTATTCACCGGACCGCTGCTGTCATCGTTTTGTCGGCTGGCGTTGGCTTCGGGGATGCCGACCAGCACCTCCTTGCCGACCAACTTAGTAATGGAGCCGATCACCGCGTTGACTTTATCGGCGGTGATAACGACGCGGGAGGCCATGACTCATCCGCCCAGATTCAGGCCCCAGCCATAAGGACCGATGCCGCCGATCAGCTCGCCACCGGCGCAGACACCCAACTGGACGCCGCCAGCGCCAAACATTCTGGCCAAATCTATCAACCTAACTCCGTAGGTCGTCATTGACCAAAACGCTTCGTTCTCCCAGGTAACGCTTTTCGTATCGAACGACTGGGATACTTTATCAACCGACTTCGCGGTCGCAGGCCCTCTGACATCGCCCGGAATGCCACCAGCCGACGCGGTGGCCACAGCCCGCTGACTCAACGCCAGATGGTGCGCAGTGAACAGCCCGATGCCGTAGTCGAGCGAAGTCGGGTCCCAGCGCTGACCCACACTGGAGGTCGAGCCATTCAGAAAATTCTGCGCCAGCCCGATGAAGAAGTTGATGGCGTCATCGGGCGACGTGTCAGGTTCAGCGAATTCGCGAAAGACCTGACGAAACAGTGTGGGCGTCACGGGTTACTTCTTACCGGCCAGCTTATTGACCGGCGTATTCAGCGCCGCTTGCAAATCCTTGTCGTCGACCGGCTTGTCGATATCCGCGCCTTGCTTCGCGCCAATCTCGTTGACCGGCGTGTTGAGTTGCTGCTCCACCTTGGCCTCCGTGATCTTGTGGACCGCATGTGAGCCGCTGGCCCGCTTCAAGGCATCCTCCGCCTTCTTGAGCTCGCGCGCGTTGTCCTCCTTCTCCTTGGTCACTTTGGCCTGCGCCGCCTCGATGCGAGCCTTGGTCACTTCCGGCCGCTCGATGCAGCCGTCCGCGAAGTGCTCACTGATGAACGAATGCTCCGCGACCTCGTCGGGCAGCTCCTGCTCGGTCGGAAGCCAGCCGCCGGTTTCCTTGTCCCGCAGCGGTGCGAACTTCTGCTCACGCGGGAGACGGTGGTTTTCGCCGCCCGTCGAGGGGTACGAGAACGTAAAAGGTCGCAGTAGAATGACGGTCTTGCTCATGGGCTTGTAGCCTCTTTATGTGAGTGAGAAATCCCCGGCCCGGAACCGGGGACCGTTCAGCCGATATTGGAACGCCGACCGCACACCTCGGGGTAGACCATCTCCACCGCGCCCAGGCGCCCGTAATAGGTCACGAGCTGGCGGATGTCGCGCCATTCTACCGGAGTGCGCTGCAAAGGCACGTACGGCCAGCGAACGCGGACCGGGTCCTTCACGTATGCGAACATGGAGTCCGTCGCAACGACGCCCAGCGTATTGGCGTTGTTCGTGCCCAGGAGCCACTTGGACGGCTGAATCTCGAACTTCTGGCCGTTGGACGAGGCCAGGTTGTTCTTCATGATGAAGTCGAGGATCGAGATGTTGCCCGCCGAGCTGATCAGCGTGGAGGCGAGAATGGACATCGCCGTCGGTGTCACCAGCAAGCGATCCGGAATCACCGCCCAACCCGCAGCCGCCCATACGCTGTTGAGCAGCGAATTCACATCCGCGAGGATCTGCGCGGGGGTCGCCGTACCCCACTGACCGGTCACCGCGTTGCCGGTGTTGGCGAGCAGTGAGTGATTGAGCAGACCGTTCATGCTCAGAATCGCATCACCCACATAGACCTGCTCGTCGCAGTCCATCTGGTGTTTGAGATTCATGCCCATGAACTTCTGCTCATCGACCGGACGTCCCAACGCCTGGGCCGAAGCGAGTTCCGGGATCGTCCATGACAACTGCATTGCCCAGAGCTCGAGGTTCTGGATCGTCTTGCCGATGTCCAGCGACACGCCAACGATGGCGCTCGACTCCTTGTTGATCCACGCTTTGTTGGACCCTGCGATACCCTGCGCCTGACCGAAGCTCGAGTTCGTGTACGAACTGCGCTCGTCGGCCATGGAGACGTCTTCGCGCAGATCGATATCCCGCGACCAGGTCACGGATGCCAACGGCATGTGCAACCGCTGGTCCAACCGCTCGAGCTCGCCGACCAGGAAGACGCCGGCGGCGTCCGCGGTGGCCGCATCGAACGTAAACAGACTGTCGTGGGTGCGGACGTCGCGGCGCGCCAGCCGGTGGACCGCATCTTTGGCGCTGAGCGACCGACGCTGATTCAGCGGTGTGCTCGTATCCTTGACGATGGTCACGGGGAGAGTAGTGCCCCGGGAGTACCGCTGGGCAACGTGGGAGCCGATCATAGGGTTTACCTCGCCAAATTTTGGCAATAAAAAACCGGCACGAGGCCGGTGAGGAGAATCGAAAGAGGAACCTTCGCGTTAGATGTTGAATCCCACCTCAGCGATATTGTTGGCGTCCACCGGACCGGTGAAGTACACCTGCCCTGCCGCGTAGGTCGTGGTCAACTGGTAGTTGTTACCGCTGGTCGCGCCTTCAACGCCGCCGACAATCTGACCCGTGACAGCGTTCTGATAACGCACATAAACGCTGGAGCCGAGCGCAGCAGTAGCGCCGCCCAACTGCACGAGCACGTTGATGTAGCCGCGCCGCAGGATGCCGGCGATGCCCGTCGTGGCGGGAACGGAAGTGCCCAGCGGATCGCCCGCGTTCGCGCCGGTGATGGGGAACGGCCGCACGAGGAAGCCGTACACGAAGTCGTTCTGCGCGGCGATCGGGATGACCTTGCCGCCAGACACCTTGGCCGGCAATCCGTATTGTGTGAAAGCGGTCGCGCCGAACGCCTGCGCCTCGACAGTCGCTACCGAAGGCCGGGAGATATCGCCCTGGACGCCGAACGGCATCCGGTAAGTGATCACAGACATGGAAGTTCCTTATGGAATGAGAGGAATGCGGTATCGAAGTTACTACGCGGGGGCGAGCCGTTTTAGCCTTTGCGCTCCGCCCAGAACTTGCGGTTGATCTCGTTGACGTCGGCGATCGTGGTGGGGGCGGAGAAATCGCCCGTCTTGCGGTTCTGAATCCCGCTGGCCTGTTTGTTGTTGCGCGCGCGGGCCAACTGCGCGGTCCCGTTGAACACCCCGACCAGCTTCTGCCCCTTGAGGTTTCCGATTGAGTCGCCCATCAGGAATGGTCCGACGTTGGCGAGGCCGCCAGCGGATGCGGCATGCTTCTCCAGCGCCGTGCGCATGAAGCCCGCGAGCGCAGTGCCCTTGTTGCCCTTGAGCGAATCCGCGGTCGGCTTCGCAATGCCGGGGGCCAGAATCTCGGCGCGCGCGACGACCGCCTGGAGAACCGGCTCGGTCGCGGACGCGTCACCGGTCATGCTGCCTTTCCAGGTCTTCCCGAGGTTGACGACGTGGCCAGGGGATTCCGCTTCCAACACGGTGTCGCCGGTTTTCTCGGCTTCCTCGGACTCGCCCTCGCCCTTCTTGCCTTCCTCCTCCTTTTTCTTGGCTTCCTCGGCGTCGTGCGCGATCTTGGCATCCTTCTGCTTCTTCTCTTCCTCACGCTCGCTGTCGCGGGCCTTGACCCAGTCCTTGATGGCCTTCATGTCATTCGACATGCTGGAGATCTGCTCGCCGATCTCCTTGCTGTAGCCACCGCCCTCGTCGGCGGTCTGAACGGCCTGCAGCGCGCTCTCGACCTTGGTTGCATCTTCGGTTTTGATCCCGATAGCCGCCAAGACGGCGCGCAATACGGGCACATTCATTTTCGACATGTCAATCTCTCCTACTGCTGTTTGATGGTCCCGCACCGCGACCCGAGCGCCAGCGCGCCCTGCTTTAACACCAGCCGCGTGGTTGTGAATAATGTTGCGTTGAATCGCTTTGCCGGGTTCGATCTGTTCGTAGTCACAGTTGTACCCAGCGGAAATCTCGGGAAGATGTTTGTTGACGTAGTCAATCGCCAGCGGATCTTTGACGATGATATCCCCGAGAACCAGATCGTCTTCGATGCCCTCACCACGGCGCACGTTTTGAACGTGACCCACGGAATGATTTTTCCAATTGTCGACATCGACGCCATCCGGCGGATGCTCGATGACGAAGTCTTTCCCTTCCAGGGATTGCAACGTCTCGGGCCGGAAGACTTCCTCCGGGAGACGGGTGACAATGATTTGACCCGCGCCGTTAGGCTCAATGCCTTCCAACTCGTGCGCGGCGTAAATCTGCTCACCCGTCCGAGCGATGGGGGTGCCCTCGAGCACCAAAAAACCCTCGGGCGTAATCCGACGGGTTTTGCCGATCTTTTCGGATGCGTAGTACCCGGCGAAATCGCGCGTCTTGCTCATGTCAGTCGGGCCTTACTTGCAGCAGCGCGCGAACGACGATTTCCTTCGGCGGGATCGACGTGAGCGAGGTCACTTCCAACACGTAGTCATTGCCGTTGCGCGAGCTCAGATTGCCCACCGGCACCAGAATCTGCGTCCCCGTGTTGTCGTACGACACCAGGCCCAACAGCATGCCCAGCGGCGTCGCATCGGTACCGGCCGTGCACACGATGCTTTTCAGCACCGCGCCGCCGGCCAACACCTCGTTGCCATCCAGATCCTTGGAACAATTGAAGGTCAGCACCCGCTGCGCGTCGGGGTCGATGGTGGGGAACGTGAGCATTAACCTACCCTGGCGAATTGACGGTGTAGCGATCCGGGCCCGGCGAGTCGACGGTGTGATACGGGTCGGGCTGATAGAGCGGCACGACCGCCGGCTGACCGTCGAGCGTGATGGTCGCCGTGTCCGGAACGACGAACCCGTTGGTGGTCTGGTAGACCAGTGGGACGTTGCCGCCCGTTGTGATGGCGCCGGTCTGCGGTGCGGCGAAACCAGAGCGGATGATTTCCGGCGCATCCGAGTTGAAGGCGATCACACCCGTCACCGGCACCGGAACACCGGCGTTGGTGATGACGGCCGGATCGCTTGCCAACCCGACGGCGCCCGTGAGCGGCGCGATCGAGAAGCGCGAGCTCGCGATCGGTTGGATTCCCGGTATCGCGAGTACGCCCGCGCTGGGCGCAATCTGAAGCCCCAGGACCGGCGCGGCACCGGACAGCGCCACATTGCCCGTCTGGGTCAGCGGGACGCCCGAGACTGCCAGGACCGGCGCGTTGCCACCGAGATTCACGGCGGCGGCCGGCGGCACGATCGCGAGTCCAAACGTCGGCGCGGTCGCGCCATACGTGAGTGTTGCCACGGCCGGGGTGATTCCCAGCGCCATCGTCGGGGCGCCCGTCATCAATGTCAGTGCGCCAGCCGGAACTGTTTCGACCACCTGGCCGTTGACAGTGGGGACCGAGCCTTGAACCGCGAGCGCCGCAGCAGGCGGCGCAATCCGCAGACCCTGAACCGGCGCGTTGCCACTGAGTGAGATCGTGCCCACCGAAGGCACGAGGCCTTCCGCGACATTCGGCGCGATGCCCACCAAGGTGATAGCGCCAGCTGACGGGGCGACTGAGCCGCCAGGCGTCAGGGTGGGGACGGTACCGGCCGCGGCGAGACTGCCTGCGACGGGGACGGAGACCGTTCCGCTGAGCGCCAGCGCTGCGACGCCGTTGAGTTGCAAGCCGGCCGCTTGCGTGAGCAGGTTGACGCCTAGGCCGGGGCCCAGACCCCCCACGACGAGGATGCCATTCGGAACCGTCGCCGATACGCTCTGTGTAACCACTGGCGCACTGCCAGCGAGCGCCAGCGCGCCCACGGTCGGAACCTGAATGTGCGTGAGCACCAGACCGGAAACCGTGCCGCCGAGAACGAGCGCGGCGCACGGGGGCGACGGCACTGCAAGCGCCAGGCTGACCACGGTACCGCCCAACGTCAGGACCGCCGTGCCCGGCACGAGGCCGAGCGAGCCTGCCAAGGTCGGCGCGTAGCCCGTCAGCGTGATCACACCCGTCGAGGGCGCGAGGGGGGAAGCCCGCGTCGTCATCAGCAGGTTGCCCACAATCGGCGCGACGCCATAGTTGAGCGTCGAACCAGCGCCCGCCAATCCCAGTGCCGCAGTCCCGGCCGGACTCAACGCAATCTGCAATCCGAGCAGCGGCGCGGCGCCCGCCAACGTCAGGACCGCAGACGCTGCCGGCGCCGAACTGCCGGTGTTGATCTGGCTTTCGAACCCACGAAGGCCGAGAAGCCCGGCAGCGGGAGTTGCCGTCTGATTCGGGATGTTAACCAGCGGCGCTTGGCCCGCGAATGTTGCCGCACCGGCCGCCGGAGTCACGATTCCGACCGCGAGGGCCGCGGAGGTGCCGGCGACGCTGACAGCGCCCGTCGAAGGGCTCGCGGCGCTTCCAAATGAAAGCGCGACGGTGACGCCGGCGATAGAAACAGCGCCCGCGCTCCCGGGGAACCCCAGCGCCATCACTGCAGCGCCCGGCGAGACGACTGCGACAGAGGCGACACCCGGTACAATGTTCTGGCTTAGCGTCGGTGCCGTGCCCAACAGTGCGAGTGCGGCGATCAAAGGCGCGATCACCACCGTCGAGGTGGTCAGCCTTAGATTGCCGACGCCGGGAGTAATGGTCGTATTGGCCATCGCGATTTACGCAGCCTTGCGAACCGGCGGCAGGAAAATCTTTTTCGTCGTCGGAATAAGCAAACGGCGGCTCGGCATGAGCAACCCGGACTTGCGCGCCACGAGCGGGGAAATCACGGTGCTGCTAGCGGGCGTTACCGTCGGCGTATTACCCGCGGTCGTTACCGCGCCCACGGCCGGCGTGATGCCTGTGTTGGATCCACCGCCGGCATCCGTAGCAGTGAAGCTGTTGATCTGGGTCGAATTGTTGTTGCCGAACTCGTACGCGATACCGGGCTGTCCGGCTGTGAAAGCCGAGTCTGAGACCGTGATAATCGATGAGCCGTCTAGATATACGATCAGATTCGTCCCGGCAACGGCCAACTGCATCGTGTGGGAGCCGGTCAGGGTGAGTCCCGTTGCGCTGCCGATTTCATTCGCGGAGCCAGCGCCAATCGTGCCACTGGTTGCGATCTTGTAAAGAAAGATCCCGGTAGACTCCAGCCTGGCATAGGCCACGTAACCGGTTGACGACGTCGTAGTCCCAGCGATTCGGACAGTCGCGCCCGGCCAGTCGTCATCTCCGATGTTGCTGAAAGTAATCTGCGACGTCTGATCGTTCAGGAACGTATAGTCAGAAGTTGACCACGACGACAGGTTGTCCTGAGGCGTCGGGCTGGTGCCTTTCACGATGCCGGAGGCGGTACATTGCAAGCCGCCGTAGGTCGTTGCCCAGTGCCCCGACAATGGATTCTGCACCGTCGGGAAACTGTCTGTCTTCGTTGTCACTTCAGGCTCCTGCGACCTGCATGCGGCTGAAAAGGAGATATTCGATCGCAGGAGACGGGCTGCCACCGCCGCCGTAATACGGGATGAAGGACCAGATGTCGAAGTTCACCCCGGAGGAGACCCCGTAATTCACGTTGGTCCACTCGTTGATCAGCACACCGTCCACCCAGCTTTGGAAGACGCCGTTGCCGGCGCCCCCTGCGGTTTCAAGCGTGAACAGCCACTCGCACAGGTGCCAGCCGTTGTACTTGTTGGCGAGTGCATAGGCGGTCGAGCCGTTGTACATCGCCGTCCACCAACCGACTGCGTTGCTCCCGGTGGGGTTGAATGCGGTCGACGATAGCTGAGTGACGGCTCCCCCGACGCTGCCTTCGCCGCCGTAATTGTCCCCGGAGCCGGTTCCCTGAAGGCTGAGCCATGGACCGCGATAGTCTTTGCCGCTGCCGGATGAGGATACGGTGCCGGAGCCGTTGGACGACAGCATCGCAATGTGATTCGCACCACCGTTCTGCGAAATGCCCATCAGTTTTATGTTGTTGCTGTTGGAGCTGAAGCCCTTCGGCATACATACCCACATGCAGACATACATCTGTTTGTAGGTCAGGCTGTTATTGTTCTTCCAGTTGAGCTGGAAAGGCGTATTACCGATGGGGTAACTCGCCGGGTATACGACGGCTAGGGCCGTTGGGTTTCCGTCAGGCGGGGCGTTGATCGTTTCCCCGATGGTGGAACTCAAACTCGCAGGGGTCGCAATGATAGGCGTCTTAGCTTGGTTGCCGGACGAGGAGACAAACCACAGCAGCCCATACTGATCCTGGGCGCCACCGGACAATAGGTCCGCGGGCGCGAACGTGCGATCGAACAGAGTGGTGAGCCCTGCCGGCCGATTCGGCGCGAACGAACTCGCGGTAGCTACCGAAAAACCCAGGGTGACCGTGGCGGAGTTGTTCGCGGCATCCGTGACTTTGGCGACGCAGGATTCATTCTCCGCCGTGCCAGGCGTGCCGCTCAGTACCCCTCCGGTCGACATCGAGAACTGCGAGCCGGCGTTAGGCGTGATGGTGGCCGACCATGCATACGGAGGGAATCCGCCTGTCGCGGCCATCGTGGCGCTGTAGGCGGCTCCTACTGTCGCCGCAGGCAAACTGGTGGTCGTGATCGCAAGCGTCGCGGCCGTCTTCGGACCCAACACAATGATCCCGTCCCCGTCACCGAGCGTAACGCTGGTGACGTAGGCGCCATTGTTGATCGAGGACTGCTGAGTACCCTGCAGTTTCTGATACGTTCCGCTGAGCGCCACGGTCTGCGAACCGTTGCCGCGCGGATTGACGATCGACAGTCCGTTGGTCCACGTACGTGACCACACGCCTAGCGGGCCCTGAGCCCAGGTGGCGGCCGTGGGCGGGTTGGACGTCGGGACGCCGAGGTAGCCGCGCTTGACGTTGACCTGCGTGAGCGAGTCGTCACCGAATTCGTCGTACCAGCGGGTCAGCGCGTAGTTGTAGCCACTGACGCCGAAAGCAGCCAAACCGTTGTGGAGTAGCGCAGTGCACAGGCCGTAGCGCATGAGTTGATACTCGAGCGCCGTGCCGGCTGTCACTGAGGTGAGCGTGCCGTTAACCGCGAAGGACGCTGTCGAACTGCCATCGGTGGCGGGCAACATGGTCCCTAAGCCCACCAGCGGCTCGTACGTCCCCATAGTCGCGGCATTCCACCAGGCGGGAGCCACGCAAAACGCCATGCCCTGGTAGTAGTTCGTGCGGACCGCAGGCCAGCCCGACGGATTCACGCCCGCCGTCTGGAAATACTCCCAGGAGGCTGCGCCATCCCCGATGGCTGCTTCGATCAAGCCGCCATTCAGATTGGACCAGCCGGCCGTCAGCGGCGCGGTGCCGAACTGATAGTTGTTGGCGTACTGACCGAAGTTTGCGAAGTTGTAGAAGTTGCCGGTCCCCAACGTCGTGACCATGATCTGCATCTGGTCGAAGAAGTTGTGGTTGCCATGCGCCATCACGACCTGCACGGTGTCGAGACCCGGATAGCCGCCGCCCTGCTGGCTGCCCGGCGCAATCGTCACGCCGTCCAGTGAGGAGTTGGCGACCGCGCCGTTGCCGTCGAGTGCGCAGAAGGCGTCGTCGAGGAACACGCCCGCGCAGTTCACCGAGCCCATCTGGAGCGTGAAGCTGAAGCGCGAGTCCCCGGTGTAGCCGCGCATCAGGAGTTTGATGGCGGCATAGTTGCCGCTCGTACGCGCGATGCCCTGGGCCCCCGTGGGACTGCCGGTGCTAGTCGTGCCGTAGTTCGAGCCGACGATGCTCTGGCCCGGCTGTGCGTTACCGATGACAGCCTGGTACGCCGCCGAGTAATTGATCAGGTTGCCGGTGTCGGAAGCCGGGGTGATCGTGCCGGCGCCGCCCGCCAACGAGAACAGCCAGCCGTCCATGTCGACGACCTGGGTGATGTACTGCTGGTAGCCGCCCCCGCCGCTCGCCGTCTCGCCCTGACCCATGATGTGGTAGGGGAAGTACAGCGTCGGTCGCGAGTTGTTCAGTTTGACCGTGTAGGTCGTGGACTGCTTCAGCAACGCCCGTGCGAGGTTGTCGCGGTCGCGCGCGGCGCTGTCGGTCCAGTCGGTCGTAGGGCCGGTCTCATTGACCCCGGACCCGATCCACACATCCCAGGCGCCGACCTGTTGGATAAAGGTCTGCGAGGTGTTGCCCGCGGCTGCCGTCAGCCAGGGTGTGAAACTGTTGGCGGCATTACAGCCGTAGCTCTGATCACCGCCGTCGCCAATGAGCATGACGCGCGGGTAGGTCAGTTGTGGCGCGCTGATCGAGGTCGCGACAATGGGCGCACCACCGCTGGCGGCCAGTGCACCGGTGACGACTGCCGGATGCGTGACGGTGCCCCGGATGACGCCGGGGGTCACGCCTGAAACCGACGCAGCACCACTCACGGTGGCGATGGCGAGCGAGAGACGCACTGCGGCGCCGACCAACGCCACCGCGCCCTGGTTAGGGATGGGGTTCGCCTGGTGGATGCTGGCGCTGGGATCGCTGGCTAGGGCTAGCGAGCCTGTGGGATTCGATAAGACTATCGGTGCCTGCAGCGTCGGGCTGAAAATGATGTTTGTCATCTCTCCCAGCCCGACGCGCAGACATAAAAAAACCGGCACAAGGCCGGCTCCCGATTCACTATCACTCGAACTAATACCCTTACGGTCTAGGCCATCGTGAAGACCCCAGTTGCGGCTGGGCTGATCGTCAAGGTGTTGGGGGATGTGATCGTGAACGCCGCCGTCGACAGCGTGCAGTAGCAAATCACCTTGCCCGCGCCAGCGCCCGTCGAGTTGCGAATCACCGCGTAGCGGATGTTGTTCAGGTTCGCACCGTTGGCCGTGAACACGAGACCGGCGGTGGTATAACTGAACTTCATTTGTTTTGTGGATGCCCCCACCGTCCACTTGCCGGTGGCAGGCGGGAGGTTGCGACCGTTCGCCGCGTAGCCGCCCGTGGCCGAAATCTCGCTTCCAACAGAGGCCCAGGTGGAGATGCCACCGTTGCTGATCTTCAGGATCGTTGCGGAGGCGCTCGTGCGGCAGAGTGCGAGTTTGAAAACGCCCGCACCTAACGTGATCGTCCCCGAGCCACTCCCGATGGTTCTTTTGGCCCTGGTGTATATCTTCCACGCGCCCGCGGCGGCCTCAGCTACGGGGCCAGAATAGTCGAAATACTCCGACTCTTCGGGCAGGAACTCGTAGCCGGTCGGCGTCATCTGCCAGACGCCCTTCGAATAGATACGGCGTGACGCCGACTTCATTTCAGACATGACGAACTCTCCAACTAGTGGATGATGTGGAATTGCGCTTGAGCGCCGGGGGAATAAAAAAGGGCCGCTCTAAGGCGGCCCTTCTATCGACATTCCGAGCGTTCGAGTTATTCGAACATTCGGATGATCTGATCAGTCGCCACAATCAATGGCAACTTCGGATGCACTTCCCGAAATAAATTAATTCTTCTCTTACTTTGCGGATCCATCCAACCCTTGACCTCAACATATGCCGCCAGCTTAGGCACGAAGAAGTCTGGTAGGTAGGTACACGGCCCTAAGTTGAATCGCTCGGGCTCATACTCCCAAGGCCAGCCGCGCGCATCTAACGCCTTGGCGAAGCGCACTTCATAACTGGACCTGAAGTTGATTCCGCGATATTCAATCCATCGACCGCGCGGACCCGCATGGACGGGCGTCTTCCCGAAAGACGGATTTTCTGGTCCGCTGAATCTGCGGCGGAGTTCCTCCTTGAACCACGGAGACATCTTCTTGCCCGTCGAGGCTTTGCGCATCTTCTCCACGGTCGAAGGTAGACGCGTGGTCCCCGTTCGGGCTTTCGCGATATTGGCGTTGTGTTCGGGCGTATTGCGGCGGCCCGTGTGCGACGCAGACATTTTGGCGCGCGTCTCGTCGGAATGCTTCCGCGGCGCTTTAGAAGGGGCGGACCGGTCAAATAGCGCAAGCTGGCCCGGCTTGCTAGACTCGTCGATAGCCATCTGAAACCTCTGTGAAAGGTAGACGGTGGTCAGGGCGCTCGGAGTGCTGATAACACCCTGGGCGCCCGCTTATTCTAACATCGACTCAGCTCGAAAACCACGCGACTACCGTCAGCGCCGTGGTCGAATCCCCCGCCGTGCAGTTAGGCCGCAGATACCGCGGCTTCTCGTTCGCGCCAAGGGCAGCAAAGAAGCCCGCGCCGGTGAGAGCGGCGGGGCTCAATGCGGCCCAGTTGATGCCGTCGTTACTGCCTTCGAGCTTGATGGAGCCGCCGCTTCCAAAGGTTCCGGTGACCTGTAGGCTGACCTTTCCATAGGCTGGAGCCGGCGGAACGCGGGTGCCAACCTGCCCGTTGGCGATGCCCGACCAGGTGACAATGCCTTGATCGACACTGTCGAAGTTCGATACTGCACCGATGGCTTGGGCGAGCGTAGACGCCACCCCACTCAACGCGACGGCACCGACGGTCGGCACCATCGCAGTGACAGTTGGTTTCGAGAACCCCGGCGCGACCCCTGCCAGGGTTACTGACCCGACGGTCGGCGTGATGGCTGTCGAGGTCGCCTGGGAGACCACGCCCGCCGTGGCGGTCGCTGACAGACTCCCGGCGACGGGCGTGATCACCAAACTCAAGGCGAGCGCGAGCGCGATACCGTTGGCGGCGAGAGAGCCGCTAGCAGGTTGGATCGGGGTATCGGCCATCGGTCAGGCTCCTGTGGGATCAGTCAGCGACTAGGGTCTTCTGGACCGTCTTGCGTGTTGCGGATTCTGTCCAGTTGGGGGTCGTAGTCATAGCCGGCGCGGAAGAGTTCATGGATGACGTCCTCTCGCGAAATCACTATGCCAATTTCTTTGATTGCGCGGTCGAGTGAGCATCCCTCCCACTCGCTCCAATACATCATATAAGCGACGAGACAACGGTATTGAGCCTCGCTCATTTCTCCGACACCTCGCGCGCCTCTTCCAAATCGATATCGACTTGGGCGCCGTGTTGGATGATCCATGACAGCAGTCCGTCGCCGTGCATCTCAAGTTCGAACATGTCGCCCATGATGCGGATCAAGTTCATGAACTCCTGCGCCTGCGCCACTTGCCATGCGGTGCAATGGAATAGCCTACCGCCCACCGTTGCGGGGAACAGCGGCGTTCCGTCGTTCTCTGGCTGCGCGTAGGCGTGATGCGCATCCGCGACCACACACGAATCACACCCAAACAAATGAAACTTAGAGAACCCCAGCATCCGCAGCAACGGAATCGCCCGCAGCAACACCGTTGAACCGCCCGGCACGCCGAACCATTCGCCAGGGCATTCCTCTTCCAGGATGTCGCGGATCGCTTCCGCCGTCGTGTGCCACAGCAGCGTCCGTTCCTTCGGCAATCCCTCGAGCACCGACGGATCAACCTGCGAGCCCATCAGGTAGATCGTCTGCGGCTGCACCGGCTTTGTGAAACGAGCATTGTGCGGCCGCGCGTCGACGACGACGGTCGCCGAAACCTCGAGGCCATTCTCGATGGCCCAGTTGTAGGCGCCGTTCAGTGTCACGAGCTTGACGCCTTCGAACCGCATGCGGCGGATCGTGTCGAGCTGACCGGCCAGTGACGGCCCACCGCCGACAATCATGACCTCGGTCGACTGCGGCGCGTGTGGCTTGACCTGATGCCAACCGCCTTTGACATTCGTGCGCACGTTGGCGCGAATCGCCTCTTCCTCGATGTTGAGGACGCCGACATCAACGACATCCTGACCGTCAGACCAGGCCGTGACGTAGGCCACGCACGAGTGTTCATCGTCGCGCCAGAAATGAATCGTGCAGCCAAGGTCCTCTAACTTCTTCTTCCACCAGGCGCCGTCGTGCACGGACAGGTGGAGCGGATGACCGATCAACACCCCGCACGAGTCGTCGACGCAACTGATCTGGAAGAAGACGTGCTGTGCGGCCTGCAGAATGTTCCGGAGCACCGTGTCGACCTGTTCAGGGGGAATGTGCTCGAGCACGTCTGTACAGAAGCCATACGGCGCGGTCACGGGCGCGGCCTTCGTCAGGTCGTGCTGCGTGAATCGAAGCTTGGTCGTGCCGTCCTGCTTGCACAGCTCGGCCACATCGTCGTCGAGCGCGTTGGTCGCGAAGTCGAGCATCTCGATGGTGACATCGAGGCCATGGAGGTTGGCGAGAATGGCAATCGCACGCGAGCCACGACCGGTGCCGGCGCCGAAGTCGATGATCGTTGCGCCGTTGCGCGGGCGGGCGACGCTGAGGAATTCGGGGGCGATCTGCTCGCCGGGGGCGACGCCGCGGTACTGGTCGTGAGACCACATCGCTTCGTATTTCTGCTGCTCGGTCAGTATCGGGCTGTCATCATCGGCGGCCTCTTGTAGTAGGTCGCCCGTGCCGCCGCACGCCTCGCAATTCGGGTTTGTGCCGTTGCACATGTCGCAATTAGTGTCGACCTTCCACTCCGCATTCCCCGCGCATTTGTGCATCACGGAGGCGTCGAGCGTTGCGCCGCAGGCTTCACAGTGCGTCCGATTCTCGGCCACCGTGACCGAAGGGGGATCTGAGAACGTTCGATCAAACGCCGTGTCGACGTTATGGGTCATGTCTGTTGTCTCCGGAAGAGGAGTTAAATCGTCGTTTTATTTATTGCCTGCACAGAGGTGCATGGCCGTCGGGTCCAGTCTCTGCTCACACACCTCACAGTGAGTTCGCGAGACTGTTTGTTTCAGCGCGGGCGGCTCCGTCACGATCCCCGTCGTCGTAGGGGCTGGAGGCGCGGCGACGTAGCTCGTCACCAGGAGTTGCTTCAACACCTCCTGTGCAATCGCGCCCTCGTGCAGGTGCATGTTGGCGGCACAGATGTGGAAGACGTTCGCAAACAGCAGACTGCCGCAGCCGGTGCACTGACCGACGGCGGTCGAGATAATCGGGATCGATACCGGCACAGCGTCGTTCATATGCTAATACTCCGCCGGCGGACCGCTGTCGGACGCGTAGAGCTTCCTCAACTGCGCTCTCGTCGCCTTCTTCGGCTTTGCGGCAAGCTGAGCCATGATGCGGACACGCTCCTCGGCGGTCAGCGTGTGCATATGGTGTTCGGCATTGCCCCAACACACATGGCGCTTGTCCGAAACGACGCGCTCGGCACAGTACTCGCAGTAGCGGCGGTTCTTGCTGATGGCCAGCTTCGGTGCATAGCCCTGCATGCCGATGCCGCCAGCGCGTTCGCGCGAGACGGGGCGGGACAACACAACGTCATTGATGGCGGCGAGCGGCGCGATCGGCAAGAAATCGGAGCGTGTCTCCAAAGACGACGCGACAGCTTTAGCCGCCTTCGCCTTGGAGGACTTTTTCTTCCTCCAGAACATATTGGTTTCTCCGGAAGTGGAGAGGAAAGAGGTCGCGTTATTTTTAACGCTGCCGGCGGGTATCCCGCTCAGCAATCAAATCGAAGGTTTGTCGGTACAGGGAAGAATGACGTGAGAGGACAGAACTGCGGAGCCGGCGAGCTGATACGCCTTGTCCCACGCCATCGGTGGCGCGGTGCTCTGTCGCTGTTGGCCGTCGACGGCCGTGAAGAGATCGGACTGCCGCGGGTCGGCGCGCAACATGTGCGACTCATCCAGTTGGACGAACAGCGCCACGGCCAGTCCGCATTGGGTGACGGCCACAGCCGACAGCGGGCGCGATGACTCCGGCTTTACGATGACTTCGGTGTCGGGCACAGACGCGCAGCCGTAGAGCATGGCCACCGCTGCGCCCACTACGATAAGTCGAGATGTCATGAGCGGCTGCGCCTTTCTGGTTTGTAGGGGTCGGAGATGACGGGCTCGGGCCAACATCTGCAGTTAGGCAATGCGCCCGCGTGACCCGTCAGATTATCGAGCGTGGGCGGCGCGTCCCAATGAACCAGCTTGCCTTCCATCTTTCGGTGCGAGTCACGGACCGAGCCGTCCATGGAAGTTCGCCATAGGTAGGCCACGCTGCCGATGGACTCGGCCCGTGCCTGAAGCAATACACTGGCGGCCCGCGAGGTTTCGGTGCGTGCAATGAGCACCGCCCGCGACTCCGCGACCTCACCCGACCGCGCAATCTCCTGCGCAATCTCTCGCGCCCGACCGCCCTCGATGCGCGCCTTGACGGCGAGCTCCTGTACGCGCTGCGCCGCCTCGAGCGGAATGGAGGTGATGAGCGTGACCTGCAGGCCGAGCAATTCGCTCATGCGCACGCCCACCGGGGCGTTGCGGATGTCCTGGTGCAACTGGGCTGAGATGGCGTTGCCGAGCGAGCGCCAGGCGTCACGGTCGCGTAAGTCCACCTCGCCCAGCATCCGACTGGCGACGCGCTTGGCCCACGGGACCAGTCCTTCCGCGTAGGCTGTCAACAACTGCGTCAACGTCGGCAGTCCGTGCAAACCAGACGCATACGATTCGATCAGTCCGCCGACTTGGCGCGACAGAAGCTTAAGTTGCTTCGCGTAGTCGCGCTCGGCCCGGCTAGTTCGGCTGGCTCCCCGAACCGGATTCTTTGGACGGTCGTCCTGGGTCTGTCGCGCCATTTGCGCCGAGCGGCTTGCCGTCCGGTCCCACTTTGCCGTTTGCAATGGCGAGTTCCTCGGGGGTGGGGGGCTGCTCGTTGTCTTCCGCGACGGCTTCTTGAATGATCTCGTCGCTTATGTTGGTCCAAATTCCCGTGACCTTGGAGACCTGGCGGAGCTCCTTCAGTGTCGTCGAGCGTGCGGTGACGCCTTTCTCGTACGGTTCCAACACGGCACGCGTGAGCGTCTCAGCAACGGTAGCTCGCTGCTCATCGTCCATTTGCCACAGCGGCTTGAACTGAGTCGACCACCCTTCCGGCGGATCGGCGCCGTGTTTGCTTCTCCAGGCAGCCTCGTAGATTTTGCGGACGCCCCGACCTAGGCGCGCCGTCTGCTGGCGCTTGATACCGTCGTAATACATTCGCAGGTCAGACTCGCCCGTCGAGTTCAGTCCGGCCGGTGACTGACCAAACAGGCGCACGAGCGGAATCTGTGAGGCGCCAGAGAGTTGCTGCCCGAATTGGAGAAGCACCTCGTCTAATCCCGTGAAGCTGTAGGGATGGACCTCAAACTCGTCTTCCGTATCCATGAGGGTCATGCCCTCGCTGGACTGGAATTGGCGGATCATATTCATCTGCGCCAAAAGCCCATCCAAGGCTTTACCGCCCTGCCCGATGATCTTGCGCAGATCCTTGACCTTGTAGTTGCGCAGGTGGGCCTTGTAAACCAACTGCGCCGTGCCTTGCGTGGCCGAATCGAAAGCTATCAGTCGATCCCACAGGCGCTCGACGACCGACTGCCCCCAGTAGTTTTCCGTGATCTTCTGCCAATAGGGAAGCCGCACACCGTCTAACCGAATGACCCGGCTGTAATGCAGCTTCATATACGGCAGCCCGGTGCCGGTGTCGGGCCGCACTTCGTAGTAGCGTGGGTTGCCGATGTCCGGACCCTGCTCGCTGATCAGGTCGTTCATCGACGGGAACAACGCCCAGCGGTCGAGCGGAAGTACACCGCGGAACTGGTCTCTTGAGACGGTGGTCACGTCAAACGGCGTCGCGACATCCTGGCCGTCGATCATGATCAGGCCAACCGAGCCGCCGTAGAGTCGACTCCACTTCTCGGTGTCGCACAACTCTGGCCACACCTGCAACTCGTCGGCGTGATTCTCGACCTTGGCGATCTCGTCCGGCGACGCATCGCAGATGAGTTGGACGCCTTCGCGCGTGGCGTCCTCGGCTACACAATCAACAATCGTGCCGACAACCCACGACCCACGATACGCCCACTCCATCTTCAAACGTAAGCGGCTTACCGGATTGAATCCGTACGTACCGCCGCTTGACAGGTTGCCAGCATTGACGCCTGTCCTAGTTAGGAAGTTCTCGAAAGAATCGACAGTGTAGAACTTCCCGTCTTTCTCGCGCACGCGAGGCTTCGGCCCCGCGCGGCCGGGACGCGTCAGGGGTGCGGCAGGGCTCGCGGCCATGGCGCGCTAGTGGCGCTCGCGCCGTGCGCGCTCGTGGGCATCGAACTTGCTCTTGATCTCCCCCTGCAGGACGTCCTTGGCTAACTGCGCGTAGGGGCGGACTCCACTCCAGTTGTGTCCGCAGGAGGCCACGAGCTCAGCCACGAGCTCACACGCCTCGCGAATCAGGTCCTCGCGGGGCTTGTCGGGATGGCGTTCGATAAAGTGCTGCACCGGCAGACTCAACTGGCAGTGCAAGCAGTTATGATCCAGGCCCTCGCCATCGAGCGTTGCGGGCAGCGGACCGCGTGCGATCTCAATGGCCATTGACGTTTTCCTGTAGGGTTTACTCAGCCAGCTTGCGCCAGATATCCATGGCGCCGGCTGTGGGGTTAAATGCGATCATGACCGCGTCGGCGAGGTTCGGCGACTTCGCCCCGCTGGGCGTCTTCTCGATAATCACCTTGCCGACGGTGTTGATCGTGTAGACCGGCTGCGCCAACTCCATCAGCAGCGCGGCCAGGTCTTCTATGTTTGGATTGATCGAAATGATGCTGTCTGGATCGACTTCCATCCCTTCGGAGATTGCGCGATGCGTGTTCTGGAAACGCTGTCGCAAACTCCACCATGACGCAGCCTTGAGGTTGGCGAAGAAATCTTTGTTCTTGCGCTCAGGCACCATCTCGCCCTCGGGATCGTGCGGGGCGCTCGACCCGCGAAAGGGCGCGTCATTAATCCAACGTGCTCCGGCATCCCGTCGTGCCGTGTTGATGACCATCGCATCGCCGCGCACGCCCGCGCCAATGCCGTCGGCGTCGTACTCGAATCCATCGTATTCGCGCTCGTCGCAGATTGCGAAGGCCTTTTCGACAGTGTGGTAAATGTCGGAGCCTTTGCCAGACCACTGTTTGAGGTAGTCGAGCTCGATCCCCTGACGACCGGCAAACGCATTCATAGCGCTGCCTTCATCGGCAACGTCGAGGCCGCCTAACCTCTGACCGGACGGAACGATACCGAGCTTCTCAGCAGCCCCCACGGCGGCTTGCGCCCACTCGGCGGGAATGACCTGTCCTTCCGTGGACGCCAGATAGTTGATATTCAACTCCTGGTTGACGATCACATCGTTCGCGATGTCGCGGACCTGCTTGTCGTACCACGCCTGATCCTTGCGCGGGTCGAACAGCCAGTGGAACGTGAATATCTTGATCTTGCCCGAGTGGCGTTTCTGCGCGAACGAGTTGGCCATGCCGTTGGGCGTGGATATATCGATACGGCAGCGCGTGGTCTGTGACAACGACGCGTCGGTCAACAGCGGGCGCTCAAGGAACGCGGCCTCGTCCACGAAGTAGATCGCCGTGCGGTCGCCGCGGCCAATACCGTCGCCTGACTCGCCGCTCAGGTACGAGCCCGTCTCCGGAAACGAGATGCGCATGTGCGCGCTGTGCTTCTGCCGGTTCCAGCCACCGCGGAAAATCGGCGGCAGATTCTCGATGAAGAATCGCGCCTTGAAGAAAATCGATTTCGGGTCCCCGCCGTTGTCGACGTAGACCTCTTTGCGGGAACCGAAGCCCACGACCAACTGTTGATTGAACAGGCACAACGTGCAGCTCAGGGCAACAGCCAGCCAGGTCGCGCCGGTTTCGCGGCTTTTCTCCCAGATCCCGGGCTCGTTATTGCGCCAGCGATCGAGTGTCCATTGGATCGCCTCGCGCTGCTTCGGCCAGAGGACGAAAGGAACGGCTGAAGGCAATCCGCTCGAAACATTGCGCGGGTCGAACGTCAGCCCGTAATCGCTGATGAAGTCAGCGGGGTTCGCGCGGTAATAGGCTCTAAGCGAGCGCAGCTTCGGTGGTTGAAGAGAATTTATTCTCTGAAGTCGCTCTAGCCGCTCGCCAAAAATTAATGAATAGGGGGGATTCTTGAAATCAAAGTCAGATCCCGCGCGCGAATTCTCCCCGATATGTGACGCAGGCTTGTTTGTAAGCTGCGGCTGCATCATCTCTGTTGACATACCGGCCCAGATTCATCTCGTGACCATTAACGCGAATTCTCGCCAACCATCGATTTCGGTCCTGTTCGTAGCGTATACCAGCGCCTGGAACGTTCTGACAGTTTTGCGGATGGGTTGCGTCGCGCAGGTTCGCGATGCGATTGTTCAGTCCGTTACCATCGCGGTGGTCTATTTCACCGACGGGCCAAGTCCCGTAGTGCAGTACCCACGCCAAAATTCCGGCGCGATGAGCGCGTTGATCAATCTTGACTCGCCAATATGGACCTCCGCGGCGAGATTTCCAGATCGATCCCGCGATATCGCCGGCTCGTCGATGTCCGCGCTTACTGACGACCCACGTGAATACTCCTGTCAGTGGGTCGTAAGAAACCTGTGTTTTGAGATATGCGATATCGGGTTTCATGGAGTATCAGTGCGTGCGCATTATTTCTTGATACACCCGCGCGGCTTCCTCGGCGTCCATGTCATCTGTGATGTGCGTATGCAGGGTCTCGATGGGTCCGCCGTTGGCGCCCGTGAACTCCACCCGCTTCGCCGGCGCAATCTTCAGCAGCTCGGCGAGCTCCTTGATCGCCGCGATCCCGCCGCGGGAATCAAACTGAAACTCGCCCGTCGGCTTGCCCTCCTTGTCGAGCACCGCGGCGACTTGCATGCAGCGATTCTTGATCTCGACCAGGTCAGCCACCAGCGACGTGTGACTCACACCGATATCGTCGAGTGCCGCCTGCAGAAACACCTCCATCGCCCGCTTCACGCGCGGCCGATTGACCATGTTCCAGACCGTGCGGCTGGAGATGCCTAACGTTTCGCCGGCGGTGTAGGGGGAATACCGCGACTTCGGCAGCTGGCGCAGAAAGGCACGCTCGTGGGGGCGACAGGCACGCAGGGCTAGCGCACGCTCGCGGCGGCGCTCGGCTTGCAATGTGGCCAGGGTTTCCTGAGCGGGCTGCTCGGAAGGCATGGGATTCGTCAAGTGAGGGAATTAGCTGAAGTTCAGATCGCTTCAGCGATCCGACTTCGGGAGTGATGCTGAGGGTGCTGGCGTACCCAGCCTCGCAATAACTCGTTCTCTCGGTGCATCCGGACTTTGGTCCGCTGATTTTCCGCACCGGTTTGAATCGAAACGTTGCCGACGGCATAGGGGCCAAGGTCATTTTTTCGTGCCATGACGTATCGGCGGGCACCGCGACCGCGCTCGTGATAATGGCCGGAGGTTTTCCAGATATTCCACCACTCGGCCAGCGTCAGATCGAAGGCGATGCCGCGATGTTTAGCGTTGCTCTTATGTCCCAGGTATGCCCGGATAGGGTTTCTGCCATTCCGGTCGATCACCTGAAGTTGATAGAAAAGTGCCTCGGTGCACCTCAAGGAAATCCAAGGCATCAGTTCAACGGGCATGGGAAATCGTCCTTTGGAATCAAAGGGTTAGAAGCATTTTGCGGAGTGGGGGCGAGCGCTGAGAACGTTAGAGTCTCAGCGGGCCTTTTTGAGAACCGGCGTCAGATTGTTCTCAGAGACTACAGCGGAGCCGATCAGCTTTGCAAGTCATCCGCGTCCGAAGTATCTCGCAGGTCATTTCTCGGCATCCTCGCATCCATGCTTCCGTCCGAGCCAGTAAGCGACGAGGCATGCAACCAACTCAAGGGCTGCGACGGCATGGAGCACGTAACTCGGTGCGCAATTCATACCGTCTCCCCCTTCTGCATCTTCCGCGCCAACATCCGCAGCCCCAGTATCTCCGCAATCGCACGTCTCAGGACAGCCGCGCCTGCCGTGGTCGGCCCCTGGTCCTGAATGACAAACAACTGCCGCGCGATATCATCCGGTGGCAGGTCGGCGGCCATGCGGGTCAACACGGCGATCTGGTCGGTGGTGGGTTGGGTGATGTTCATAACTCCGTCTCGCGCGGCATAGCCGATAGTGATTCCATGAACGACATCACCTTCGACTCGAAGCATGGAACACAAACGTCGTAGTCATATACGGTGCCAAACGCGCCTTCGGGATAGTTGGTTACCTTCTCGCACCGCATCTCTACCCGGTTGCCATCGAATGCATCCTTGCGCTTGATCTCTACTCCGCAAATGTCACACGTAACGCGACCCACCTTCTCGCGGGTCGTTGCTGGTACTGCAACCGTCTCGATGTGTTTCACGCCGCCACCTCCTCCCGCTCCTCCTCCCCATTGATGCGCCGCTGAATGGTCCGCAACCCCGTCCCATACCAGCTCGCGTACCGTTGCTGCAGCATCACGAACCGCGGCGCCAGGATGTCCTCCCAGGTCTGCGGCTCGACCCCCATGTAGATCGCCGGCAGGTGCGGGGCCGCCAGAAACGCCGGCTTGAACGAGATCTCATCCAACACGAGCATGCACAGCGGGTCCACGTAGAACGCTGACTGGCGGCGCTGTCCGGGGATGCGGCGACCCTTCACGTCACGCTCGACGCGCTTCGGCAGCACCGTCTCCCAGTTGCTTTGGGTCGCGAGCTTGTTGGCGTAGTAACGCAGGCCACACATCAGGATGCGCAGGGTGTCGGGACGGCGGTCATTCGCGATGGTGTGTTGGGCGGCGGCCCAGTGGAGTGCTGTGACCCCGACGGCTGCGATGGCCAGTTCGGCGCTGCTCCAGGCTTTTGGCTTTGAGGTGCGCGACTCCTTGCCGCGTGAGGTTTCGACGACTTCACCGATGCCGGCTTCGATCTCCACCTCGGTGCGCACACGCTTGCGGGCGACGCCTTTGGTGTTGCTACTGCTCCCGGCAACATGGACGAAATCTATTCCGTGGGCGTCACAGAGGGCTACGAGTTCTGCAGCGTTCATCGATTTTTTCCAGTCGCCTTTCGGTCATGAAGGTAGAACGCCTTGAACGTCAGTGTGTCTCGCTCAGCACTGTGCGTCACGCTGCCGTTTAAAACTCTACCCGTTTGGCCGTCGGTAATAACAGTTTCTAGCATTGTGACAGTATGTCGTCCCCGGAACTTCGTTGTGATGCGCTTGCGGCCCTTGTTGGTGACGACAATCGTACAGGGTTTCATTGTCATCGGTGCGCCACCCACTTTATGAAGAACCAACATGCCGCGTAGAACAGTCCCACGACCGCCAGCGCCGCGAGCCACTTCCACGGCCTGACGTATGCGATCGGCTCATCCTCCACCGACACCGGTTGGCGAGTGATGTCAACGGTGTGGCGCGTCCAGTCTTCGGCGAGTGGGTCGGAACCCAGCGGACTTGGTCCGATATGGTCGAAGTCGGGTATTCGAGCACTCTCGCGAACAAACCAAGATGGAGTACCAATGCCTCTTGCGCCAAGCGGGAAAAACTGGCACCGGTAAATGCAGACTTTGTCGCTGTCGCATTCGGGCTGCCGAGGGCACGGCTCATGCGGGTCGCATTGCTCCCTTCGGTTCCCAGCCATCCAGTTAGCTTGCAGTTGGTTCAGTTCTGCTTCGGTCAATGGCTCTAACGTGGTCATGATAAACCTCGCTGCCAGCCGCGCACGGCCAGCGCTCGTTGAATCACGGCAATTGCTTTGCCGCTCGTCACCTCATCGGTGATGACGGGCAGCACGAAGAATCCCAGCAGCACGGCGTATTGTCGGCGCTCGATATCTCGCTCGACGTCCAACGGATGCGAATGTGCTCCGCCACCTCGCTTCCAGATTCCACCCTCGACTTCAACCAGCAGTTTGAGCTCGGGCCACGCGAAGTCGGATTCGAACTGCCGCTTCATGCCCTTGGCGAAGCGGTATTGGCGCTCGGGCGTGGGCAGTCCCAGCGACTTGATCTGGAACGCCAGCAGTTCCTCGAAGCGCGTGTTGTGTTTCACGCGAGCCATGCGGCCGACGACGCGGGCGCCTTTGGGGAGGCCTCGGATCACATCGTTGCCTGCTGTGACTCGGAGTCTTGCGTCCTAACGCCTGGCTCTATCCCCGGAGCCCGGATCGGTCCGAAGGCGAAGTACAGCTGCCGACCAGTCTCGAGCAGCACACGGGCCTGGCGCACTTCGAACGAGGCCTCCCCGTGACGCTGCGCGATCTCATCGAACCATCCGAGCTGATGGTCGTGGCGTCGCGTCGCGAGCTTGGGCCGACCTAATCCGTCGGACTTCGGCTTGCCCTCGTCGTCTACAACCCAAACCAGGTGTTGGAGCTCGTGGTCGACGAGCGCATCGCGCTGCGGTGCCGTCAGATCGATCCATGTCGAACGGTCGATGGTAATCACGGCATCGGCCGTGCCGAGTGCTCGGTCACGAAGAGGTGTGATGCGCACGACAGCCGCGGCGCCATACCCCTGGTGCTTCAGGACTGGGCCTGAGTGCTCTTCGTCGAAGGCGAACAGCGCGTCGACCGTCACCGCGTCCAGATCCGGATGGTGCTCCGACTGCATGTTCTCGATGTGGATCAGGACGTCGGAACTGGCCTTGGAGTAGATTTTCATGTCAGGCTCCCATGTTAGATTGTTTCGTCTGTGAGGCGGATGCTCCACGTGGAACATCCTTGAGTTTGATTCCCAGCGCGCGCTCCACGAATTGTTCGTAAGTTTCAGGCTTGCCGTTGTGACGGCCGGCAATCACCGATCCGTAGCGGTTCATCGCGACAGCGTGCGCAAGTCTTTCGCGGAACGACGCGAACTGGTCCCCGCTCGCGTAGATGTCGATCCCATGGGCCTGCAGGCGATCCTTCAGCCATTCCTCGGCGGACTGTTGGGTCATCCCACCACCCACCGGCCGTTATCGGCCCCCAAGACGCGCAGCTCGTTCGAGGCGGCCTCGTACATACTCGACCCCGGCGATTCAGTGGCGAGAATGCGGCTCATCCGGCGAATGGCCACCTCAACCCTCCACGCCTCGGGATCGCGCTTGCGGAGCTCCTCGAGGTTGCGGACGGAGCGGGCAACGCCCTCGTCAAACGCGCTGTCGCCGGTGCCACTGACGCTCGGGAGTTTGTCCTCCTTCGGTCGCAGGTCGGACGGCTGCGGGTAAGTGCGGCCGTGCTTCTCGTGGCGCTCCACGAACTTGCGGAAGATGGCGAGCGGTTGGTCCCGCAGCGCACGCCAGTACAACTGCACGATCTCGTCGTCGAGTTCCTTCTTCGGCCATTGCTTTTTCAGCCGTTGGAGCGTCGTTTTGAATTCGGGGAAGTCAGCGGATTGCACGGCTGGGTTCCTCCACGTCGTCGGCGGGGTCGGGGCGCCAGGTGAGCACGGGGGCGGCGGCTTTGCCCGATTGAGGGTCAGGCAGCCCCCAGGGCTGAGACCACGGCTTGTCGGGAGCACCGAAGAAGTTCCCCGGCATCATCACGTGCTGCGTCCGGGTGGCGCCGGTCGCCTCGCTGAAGGCCGCGTAGCGCTTGACCGCCTCCTCCAAGCCGTCCCACGTCTGGCTGTGGCGCTCGATGAGGACGTGGCAGAAATGCTCGGCACGGTCCCAGTCGGTCCGACCGGCTCTCTGGGGATAGGCCGCTCGGATCCGAGCGATGCCCCCCTCTGCCGGATCCGCCTGTAAATCTTTCCCTTCCCTTACCCTTTGAGGCTCCAGCGCCACCTCTTTCGCGCGCTCTGAATGCTCGTCTGGGGATGGATCTAGAGTTGGAGTTGGAGTTGGAGTTGGAGAGGGTTTCTTGTGGGTTATGGTCTGGGTACCCACTTGGGTTACATCTGGGTTTCCAGAATGGGCCTTTTTGGAACCATCGTGGTTACCGTCAGGGTTTCCAGTTGGGTTTACTGCGGAAACCACCTGGGTTTCTTCTGGAGAACCACTTGGGTTATCTGCGGGTTTCTTCTTAGGCCTCCCGCCGGTCTTGCCGACTTCACGATTACGCTCGGCCATGACCTGCCATTTCGCGATCTCAGTATCAGCTCTAGCGTTGTGGCGTAGTCCGTCCGGACCGACCGGGAAGAACTCATCGGCCACGGCCGCAACCGCGTCCTGCTCAATCTTGTCTAACGCGCGGGCGATGCGGCACAGCTGCTTGAGATCACCCGGAAGCGGCTTGCCCTTGCCGTAGTAATGATCCAGGAGCCGGGTGTAGGCGCCGTCCTCGGTCATCGAGAGGTGCATCGTGTCGGACTGATAGTCACCCATGTACCGCGGGTAGTAATTCAAGCCCCCCCCTCCTTCTTCCCCGCATACCGAACCTCGAAGTCGTCGCACTGCTCGACGACGGCCTGCTGCTCAGCGAGCTCCTTCTCGAGTCGAACGATTCGCGCCTCCGCAGCCGAGCGTTTGCTCGCCATGTGCACGAAGACGCTCGGTGAAATAGTGGGGTGCAGACGCAGCAGCGAGTAGCCCTGCTCGGTCCGAATGACCTTCTTCCCGCGAATCAAGCCACCGAGCGCACAGTCGATCGCCTCCGAGCCCACGCCGCTCAACAGGCTGTAGACAAGCTCTGCGGGGCACGCAACTTGCTGATCCAACACGTCGAGAATGCGCTGTTGAAGATTCAACACGCACCACCTTGTTTCAAACACAATGCAATTGCGTGCGGCACGCTGTCAGACTCCCCGCTCGCCAGGTCCTGATTCTTAAAAAGTCAATTGTCCCTGGGGGCAACCCGGGGTTTATTTCCGTTAACTCACGTTGATTGGCGCTCCTAATGGGTCTGCTTCAGAATTCTTTACGTTCCGTTGCATTGCGACCTTGGCCTTAACGGCGTACAACCGATGAAAACGATGTCGCAGAACATCGCTGTCGATGACCCGCCTGACAGCGGGAAGCGAGGGGGCGCAATGGAACTGACCAGTCATTTCAGGCCTTTCCCTTCTGGTACCCAACCAGCAGTTGAATGGTCCGATCTCGCTCCGCGACCGCCTTCTCAAGCTCAGCGATCCGTCGCTCGTTGTCGTCCTGGACCTTCTGCAGGCTCGTAAGGTCGTAGCCGTGCACGTGGTTCAGATAGAGCAGGTACGCGTCGTTGCGGACAGCCCGGCTGAATCTCAGGATGTTGCGTCCGCTGAGATCCCACTCGCCGTTCACGATCCGCGACCACGTCGTCTTGTCGACCTCCATCTCGCCATAGAGCTGCTTCGCAGGCCGACGCGCGAGTTCGCATCCGTACATCAGCGCCTCGTGAGTGTCCGACAGTGTGTAGATCCGATCGAGACTTGCCGGGCGCCCCGCTATCGCGTCGTTGGGGATGAGCGAAAGCTGCTCACTCTCAACGGTCCGCAACTTTGTTGAGTCTCGGTGCATATCGTTTTTCTAGGCAAAAATAGGAACGTCAGCGAACATGACTGAAAAGAACGAACCCGGGCCTCAGCCCTCTCCGAGCGATTCATCCACCTTGGATTTGTGTAACTCATGCAACGCGACTGCTGCATCTCCGCGGGGCTCTTTCGAGCGCCCGCTCTCGATGTCACTAACCGAAGACTGTGCAAGTCCGATGGCGTCGCCGATTTCGGCGACCGTCATCCCTTTTCGGCGCAGATCCGAAATGCGTGAAGACCAGTTGCTCATGGAACCGAGCATACGGAATACCGATATATTGTGCAATCGGCATTCCGCTACGGAACTCCGTAATACTTCCCGCCGTATGCCACGTCCACTCGGCCTCCCTACTTTCGACGCGATTGGCCCACGGGTTCAGTGGTGGCGCGCCTATCGCGGACTTACCCAGCCGGAGCTCGCCAAGAGCGCTGGTATCGGCCAGTCGACCCTTTCCGGGCTGGAAAATCAGAAGCAGATATCCTCCACAAAGCTGAATCGTCTCGCTGCGGCACTTCGCGTAGACCCGCATTACCTGGAGACCGACGAGGGCGACCCGGAACCTAACGGGCCTCCCGCCAGCCGCACGAGCGGCGAATTGCCGCCTTGGTGGCCGTTTGAGAACATCGGCAAGGCTCAGCTAACGCGGCTCAGCAAGGTGGAGTTGCACTACGCCGAAAGCAGGCTGCAGGAAGCGCTCCAAGACATCATCAATTCACGCCGCAACAAAGGCAGCGGGTGATCGACTTGAAAATGGAGCGGCTAGCGATTGTGTGCTGCTCGGCCCTTCTCGCGGGGATTGCATCGACTGCCAGCGCCAACGAGGACCCTTTATTCGAGCCGGGCGCAACTTTTCCAGACGCGTCACTTTACAAGCGAGAGGCGGTTATCAACATCGCACGAATCGCCGCACAGATCATTCAATCTGCCGGATATTCCTGCAAGAGCATCAGCAGCGTCCGCATGCTTCCCTTCCATAACTCACTCGTCTTCGTTTGTGACCACAACCGGTACGAGTACGAGTTCCACGACCTGGGCGGCCGTATAGAGATCTCTATCGACGGCCGGGTGATCGCCTCCCAATAGTCACCCAGATATTTTTGGCCTCATATATCGGAATACCGTTGACTACGATATCGGAATACCGTAGAGTTCCTCCCATCGAACGGGGGAACAAGCGTGTACCAGACCTACGAAGAGTTCATCGCCGAATCCGGCCTGCTCACCCAGCAGACCAAGATCCTCTGCCTCCAGTGCGGCACTGCCACTCCCGAAGACGGCTGCGACCACTGCACCGCGTGCCTCGATAAGTTAAACGGCGCGGTGGCGGCGTGAGCGCCTACCTCGCCAGCAAGATCGTGACGGCGCGCAAGCCACACGACTGCGACCGCTGCGATGAGCTCATCGCGACCGGCGTGCGCTACCTGCGCTTCCAACTCGCACCTTGCATCAACTACGGCCTCCACCTCGAGTGCGCCACCCTGCGCAGCGAGAACGGCACATTGGCGTTTGACTGCGCGGCGATGCGCGGCGAGCTGGGCCTGCCGGCGAGGAGTGCGCTGTGAACGTCATCCCCGCAACCACCGTCCTGACCGTGGGCCCGTCTCCCAACTTTCCGCGCCGCCTGTGGATGTCGTGGACCGCACTGAGCATAGCCGCTGCAGTGTATCCGGAGGATCCGCTGGCACGCCGCTTCGCGCTGGCCCACGCGTTCCATGCCAACACGGTGTTGAACCGATCAGAGAGAATCGAACTCAACCTGCGAACGTCGGTCCTGTGGATCGGCCGCACCGAATTCGACCTGTTGCCTGACGAAGCCCAGCAGATCCGCGAATGCTTCGAGCCGCTGGGCCTGCAGGTCATATCTGAGTTCCCCTCATCTGCGGTTCCCTCCCTTCCCGCAGACACGCAGGCCGCGCCATCGTACCAACCCCCTGACGATGCGCGCGGGATATCACCGGTGCCTGAGTTAGTCAGCGCCGGTGAATCGGAGAACACTCGTGCCTAGAAGAATTCCCATGCCGATCCGAGACAGATTTCCAATTTCCGTCTATGTCGACACCAACGGGTGTTGGATATGGACAAACCGCAAGAATCAGAATGGCTACGGCGTCATTACGGTAAAGATCGAAGGTCGTTATCGAGTGAAGTTGGCCCACCGAGTTGCATACGCAGCATTCAGAGGCCCGATTCCTTCCGGGTTCGTCTTAGACCATCTTTGTCGTGTGAGAGGCTGCTGCAATCCTGATCACTTGGAGGCGGTGACTGCATATGAGAACAATCTCCGCGGGAACTCCCCCTCGGCTAAAGCGGCGGCAGCGACACATTGCTCGAAGGGCCACCCATTTTCAGGCAGCAACGTCTATTTCCGTCGTAATGGCACGGGCCGAGTGTGCAAGACGTGCAGGCGAGACAGGCAGAAACGCTGGTACGCGAGCAACAACGAGACGCTCAGAGTCGACCCGGCTGCGCAGGCCCTTATCGCTAACGAGAACTTTTAACGTGCGCTACGCCTGCGGACAAATGAACCCGGCCCGTCGCCAGCAGATTCTCGACGAGTGCGAGTTGGCGGGGCGCATGCAGTTGCCGCGCCTTCCCGACAGCGTCCACGCCATGGGGGACCAGCTCTCCGATACGTTGCTGCTGAAGATGATAGACGCGCACGAGTTGGGACTGGCCGAAGGCAAGCAGGAGAAGCAGCCGTGATCGTCACCAACCACACGCCCGAAATGGAGCGCCTGCGCGCCTATTTGCGCATCGAGTGGGACCCGTTCCGCGCCTGGATCGACTGCAACCTGGACCGCGTCAACGCGATAGGCGACCTGGCCGAACTCGACGGCGAGGAAGCCGCCCCGGTCATCCGGGCGCAGTTCGTGTTTGAGCGCTGGATGCAAAGCCGGGCCGCTGGGGTCGCGCCTCGTCAACCTCGCGACCCGGGCCGGAACTGGACGCGCATCGGCTGGAGCCTGTTGACCGTCGCAGCAGCGCTCCTGTTGGTCGGGTGAGGCAGCGTCATGGCCAAAGCACCCGTCGAGCCGCGCATTGTCGATGCCTATCAGTTCGCGCGCCGCATCCAACCAGGCTGCCTTCATATGCTCGGCTGCAAGTGTGACCCGCCTTACTGGCTGAGACCGCCCTCACCGCAAGAGTTGGCGCGGTGGCACAAGGTACAAGAGGAGGTATTGCCGTGAATCTGACTCCGACTGATCTGACCTGGATCGCCGTTGTCGTGTTGGCCGTGATCGTGCTGGCCATTCTGGACGACCTGCGCTGGCCTCGCTTTTTCCGGCGCGCACGCAACCGCCGGCGTCGAGGCGTTCTGCCACCTCCATCGCATCTGTGCGAGCGGGCCAACAACGAACATCGACTTGACCGGCCTACGCGGAGCATTCCATGAACGCCCAACTCAACACCCTCGTGCGCGGCGAAATCATCTCGCGCATGCCGGCCGAAGAGTATTTCGCCATGCCCGGCACCTCCATCACGCGTCTGAAGGAGTTGGGTCGCTCACCGCAGCACTACAAATACCGGCTCGGCACGCCCAAAGAATCGGCGCCCCTGACGCTCGGCCGTGCCGCTCACTGCGCCGTGTTGGAGCCCGAGCGGTTCGGCGCCGACTTCGCGATATGGCGTCGCCTCACCAAAGCCGGCGAAATGGCGCCCCGCAACGGCCAGTGGTGGGATGCATTCGCGGCGGAGCACGCCGGCTTCGAGATCATCACCGAGGACGACTACAACTTCGCGATGTCCATGCAGGACGCGGTGCACGCTGCCCCGGACGCCGCGCGCTACCTCACGACCGGCGATCCCGAAGTGGTCATGACGTGGCAGCTGAACGGTCGTCCGTGTCGCGGGCGCGCGGACTGGATCACGCATATCGATGGCGTGCCGTATCTCGTTGGACTGAAAACCTCAGTCGACTGTCGTCCCATGATTTTCGGTAACGCCGCCGCGAGATTCGGATACCACCTGCAGTGGGCGTGGTATCTCGACGGTTACAAAATCATCACGGGCGTCGAGCCCAAAATGATCGAGATCGTGGTCGAATCCAAGCCGCCGCACGCAGTCGCGCCGTTCGAGATCCCTACCGAGATTATCGACCAGGGCCGCGATGAGTACGACAAGCTGTTGGTGCTCCTCGACCGCTGCGAAAAGACTAACACGTGGCCCGGTCCGGTTCCGATGCAGGAGCAGCTGACCTTCCCGACCTGGGCCTACCCCTCAAACGATGACCTGGCCGAGCTTGGCCTGGAGCAATAACGTGGCACAAGAAAAAATATTTCCGACCCCGGTCGATTGGGATGAACTTTATCCGGGACGCTTCCTTAAAGCTTCGGACTTCAAGGGCAAGCAGGTCACACTCAAGATATCCGGTATCCGGCTCGAGGAGTTGATCGGCGACAAGGGCGCGCAGATCAAGGGCATCATCTCGTTCGACAAGACCGAGAAGCAATTGGCGTTAAATAAGACCAACGGCATCTGTCTGAAAGAGATGTTCGGCAAGAAGGTGCAGGAGTGGGTCGGCAAACGCGTCACGCTCTTCCCGACCGTCTGGAACGGCGAGGATGCAATCCGCATCTATGGTTCGCCCGAGATCGAAGCCGACAAAGAGATCACGATCTCGCTGCCGCGCAAGCGACCGTTTGCGATGACCATGCATTCCACCCGCGCCGCGCCCCCCGCTGCCGGCTCGGCCAATGGAGTTGCGCCGGCGGCCAACGGTGCTGCCGGCGGCGGCAAAACGCTCCCTCCGTCGGCGCAGTCCATCGAAACGATTCGTGCCGCGCAGACGCTCGACGCTCTCGCGAAGGCGCGCAAGTCGGTGTGGGGCTTGTATGCCGCTGCCAATGCGGACGTGCCGTTGGATGTCGATGCGGCGGCGAATGAGCATCGCGAGGCCCTTGAACAGCGGGCGCAGGAGTAACCCATGAACGCGTCACCGAAATCACGGCGCCGAGCACCCGCACACGAGCCGCAGCAAGCGGAACTGAACGAGGCCGCCTCCGCTCCCGAACCTCAGTCGGATGCTCCGCTCACGCCCGATCCGCCAAGGGAGGTCGCCCCAGCCGAGGCGCCTGCGAGCGCTGCCGAGCCCGAAGTCATTCTCGCGATCGAGTCGCAAACGACGACGGCGCTCGCGCTGGTCACTCAGCACGTCAGCGCTATCCAGGCATTCTCGGCAGGCGTTGCAGAGCTTGAGCGGCAGTACGTCGGTATCGTCTTCCCCGTCGAGACGACGGTGGGCATGAAGGAGGCGTGCAAGGCGCGCGAGGTGATCCGCGAGCCTCGGTACGCGATCCAGAATCTGGCCAAGGAAGCGAAGGGAACGCTCAACAACCTGAAGAATGAGGTTGACCAGCAGGCCGAGAGCTACATCGCGCGCATTACCGCGATAGAGGCTCCGATTCACGAACAGATCGTGAACGAGAACAATCGGAAGGCGGCCGAGAAAAAGGCGAAGGAAGAAGCCGAGGAGAAGCGCAAAGCCGTGATCGAGGAGCGCATCAACGACATGCGCGAGGCAGTCGCGCTCGTGGCAGGCAAATCGGCTGCGGATATCGCAGTCGCCATCGGCGATATCGAGTCTGTCGTCGTCGACCAGACCTTCGCCGAGTTCCAGCAGCGTGCCGAGGCTGCAAAGGCAGCGACTCTCGGGCGTTTGAAAGGGCTGCACGCCGCCACTCTCACCCTTGAGGCTGAACAGAAGAGGCTGGAGGAAGTCAGAGAGCGCCTCGCCCGGGAGAAGGCCGAGCAAGACGCCGCTGCCGCGAAGGAGCGCGCGCGCATTGCCGAAGAAAACCGCCAGGCCGAGGAAGCGCGTCAGCTACGCGAACAAGCCGATGACGAAATTCGCACGATTCAACAGATCCCAGTGACCGCTGATCGGCACGGCACCTTAGAGAAGTACGACGAGGCTATCCGCGTTGCGGCGGCATGGGTAATCGACGACGCGCTGTTCGGATTGCACTCGGTACCCATCGCCGACGCACTCAATGATGCTCGTGCGTTGCTGCTGGAACGCCGCGAGATCCTGACCAGGAAATTCGCCGCCGAAGCCAATGCGAAAGCCAAGGCCGAAGCTCGCGAACGAGCCATGGACGCCATTCGCGCCATCCAGGACCGCGTACACACCGCCGCCGAGGGAGACAGCCTGGAGGCGTACGATCTCGCCATCAGCGTCACCCAGGGCGAGGTCATCACCGAAGAGCGCTTCGGCGACCTGGTGGAGGCTGCCGAGACCGCGCAGACCAACACGCTAACGACACTACGTCAGCGGCAAATCGCGCTCGCGAAGCGGTTGGCCAGTGAGCAGGAGTTGGCCGAGCAGCGCAGGCAGCAGGAAGCCGAATCCCAGCGATTGGCAGACGAGTCTGCGGAACTCGCGCGTCAGCAGGAAGCGCGCGAGCGTGAGATTGCAGCGCGGGAAGCGGCTTTGGTGTCGCGCGAGATGGTGGCGCCGGCAAGTCATTCGAGCGAGGCGACCGACAGCCCCGCTGAGTCCGCAGCGACAGAGGATGCGCGGCCTTCGAGCATCGTGACTGTGATCGTGCAGCACCGTAAGCCCGTGCGCCCGAGCGATGTCGCGCTGGTGAAGCTTTTCGCGCACGCGCTGTCGGTCGACTGGGACACCATGGTGGAGTGGTTACGCGACATGGACCTGGAAGCGTTGGCGCAGTGTGAGGGGGAGATGGCGTGAACCAACTCGCGACCCGTCTCGCGGAAGTGCCCACGCCGCGCTCAGCTGGAGTCAAGAAACCGCGCTTACACGCCGGTGACACCTGGTTCGTCGTGCTCCCGCAAGGCGTCGCCTGCTGCTGCGTCGAGGTCGATGAGGTGACCCGCAAGACGGTGGCGTTGCGGAGGGTCGCGGATCTGGGATTGACCGCTGAAAGCATCTCGAGTCGATACGTGCGGGCGGACGTGCGATTCGTGGAACGACTCGCATGAAAGGGAAGGCATCAAAACCGCCGCCGCTCACCAACGCTCGCTTGGCCGAGCTCGCTGACATCATCACGAACGAGCACTACGCAGTCGGCCCACAGGATGAGCGCGACATGATCGAGGCGCTGCGTGAGTTGGTCGATCGAAGGAACGCGGAGCGGCTCATCCGCTCGCTGACTGTGGATGAGAGGAGCGTGGCGTGAGCGAGCCTACGGTCTCCATGTTTGAAATGAACCCATACCATAGGGTCTCTTGGGGGAGTAGCTGCCCCTGGCAAAGTCATACCGATCGCAAGGTCCGCAGGCCTGGAGCGATCTCTGTAGCCGGCTCGAGGCGGACGCGCCAGATCACCGGAGTTGCCTGCGGTGCCGAGACCCGTCATAGCGAGAAAGGGCCGACCCCAGCGGTGTATCCCGTAATGCGGGCACCGCTGGGCGAAGCTCCGGAGGAAATGGGATGCTGAGCGCCAACGAAGTCCGCCAAGTGGTCGCCGCGACCGTGGAGGAGCTTTTGGCCCGCCGACCTGTGCCCAGCGCTGTGACATTGAAGCAGGCCGCAGAGATGCTCGACATCTCGCCAAATACGGCGCGCAAACTCAAACTACCGCGGAACTCGGCGGGCTTGATTCCTTACGAGGCCGTGTTAGCCGCGAGGGACGCGCAGTGATCGGCCAGCAGCTTATCGAGGTGGTCACTCCACCACTGGACCATAGGGCGGCGCTCATCCAGGTACTCAGCTTGGTTGTAGGCCTCGCGGACTCGATCCGTCTCGCCGTGGGAAAGCTGGCGCTCGATGGCGTCCGGACGCCAGAGCTTCGACTCGTTCAGCGCCGTCGAGGCCACCGACCTGAACCCATGGCCGCTCATCCTCCCCTTGTACCCCAGACGGTAGAGGGCGGAGAGAAGCGTGTTATTGGACAGCCCGCACATCGGGTTCACTTCCGAGGGCAGGAAGTAGCGACTGTCAGGGTGCGCGGCCTTCAGGTCTTCCAGGATCGCCAGTGCCTGCCTGGACAGCGGCACGACGTGTGGCAGGCGCCGTTTGACGCGGGGGCCAGGAATCACCCAGGTCTCGGGGTCGCGAATCTCATCCCACGTGGCCCCGATCAGTTCGGCCGTACGCGTGAACGTGCGCGCCAGCAGCCACAGCCCGGCGCGCGTGGTGGGCTCCGAGTAGCTATCGATGGCATAGAGCAACGCTGGCAGGTCGCCCTGGCCCACGGCCGGCATATGGCGTTTGCGCTGGCCCTTTGGGAGCACCCGCGCGAGGTCGGCGGCCGGATGGCCCTTCTCGAGGATCCCGCTATCCACGGCCAGGTCGAATATCTTGCAGATCCGCTGGCCGATACGCTGCGCGGTCTCGATCTTCCCGGTATTGGCCAATTTCTTGACGACGGCCACCAAGTCGGTGCGCACGATCTCCGACAGTTTCTTCTGGCCGATGTCCGGCAGGACGTGATCGCGGAGACTCTGCTCGACGGTACGCTGGTTGGCGGCGTTGTCGAGGGTCGGCAGATGGAGCTTCAACCACTCCTCGGTCATCTGCTCGAAAGTCACCCCAGCGGGACCGGCTTTGAGTTCGTCCTCGCGTCGATCGGCCCATGCCTTGGCCCCGACTCGGGTGCGGAATGCCTTCGATTCCCGAACTCCGTTGACGTGCAGTTGCGCACGCCAGCCGTTGCGATCGCGGACGATACTTCCCATGCGCGTAATTTCCCCCGGATGTGCGGGGACAGGACGTTACGCGCGGCTGCGCGAGATTGCACCACGGGAACTCACATTCGCGCAGAAATTGGCACATTGCGCTTGTTTGCGCGTAGGACGCGCAGTACAGTAAGCGTAATGGCGGAGAGGGTGGGAGCCACACCCGGCCTATTTTCCCTCTCCCCGCCAGCAAAAGTGGGGAATTCTGCTACGCGCGGCGCGGCTGCCGAACGGGGAGCCACACACGAGATTGCACATCTGGAGCGCAAGCCGTGAACGGCCGCGCCCTCACCGCCGAGCAGGCTACCAGCGTTCGCCTGTCGAACCTATCGGACGAGCATTGGGCCGAAGCTTTCGGCGTGAATCGAAGCACGGTGATGCGCGCCAGGATCGGGCGCACCCACAAAGACCTGGCGACTCCTCCTCATAGTCCCGACCGCCGGCCGCGATTCGATACCGGTAGTAAGCGCGACGGGCAGCCGGCCGTCGTCGACCTGCAAGCGATCTCGCTCCCCGGCGAGGAATGGCGGCCCGTAGTCCGCTGGGAGCGGTTCTATCGGGTATCGAATCTGGGTCGTCTCTACTCACTCCATCAGACTGGACGCCTCGCCATCGGCATGCGCGTTCAAGGCGGATATCGCGTTCTAAAGCTCCGCGACGGAGAGCGCCGCGCCCACGGCGTTCTACATCGAATGGTACTCGAGGCGTTCGTTGGACCTGCCCCTAGCCCGGATCACGAGGGCTGCCACAACGATGGCAATCCGGAAAATTGTCGCGAAGACAACCTTCGCTGGGATACCCGACAAGGGAATCAGGCTGACCGCATCCTCCATGGGACGAAGTTTGTCGAACTCGTTCGGCTTACTGCAGACCAAGTGCGCGAGATCAGGTCGAAGCCGGACGTCACGTTAGAGCAGTGGGCGTCGAAGTTGGGATGCGCGTTTGCCACGGTGTCGGCTGCGAGATCGGGCAGGACATGGAAGCACGTGGACGTGCCACCGGTGAGGAAGCGCGCGCCTCGCACGATTGCCGAGCAACTCGCGCAGCCAGCCTTACTGACCGATCGCATTCAGCCAGTCCGTAGGCCGACGCTAAGGCTGCAGCGATGAAAGCTCAATCCGATTCTCTGAGCGCGTCCAAGCGCTCTAACACAACCACGGAGTGGCAATGCGACAAGGATGTCAGCTTGAAGACGAGATCAGCGGGTATCTATTGCCCGCTGACGTCCTCGCGGAAATTTACGGCGTACTCCAAGCGAGCGCCAAACACTTCGAGAAGGCTGGCGCGGAGGTCTCCGCCGAACACGCCCGCTATCTCGCATTTCAACTTCTGAACGCACCCTACATCTAGAGGCACCAATGGAATTCGAAAAAAACGGCATCACCGTCTCGGTAGCGGACGATGAGATCCGGCGCTTGCTCGTGGAGCGCCTGTCGGAGAAAGTCGATAGATCTCCGCTCTATTTCGCTACTTCGCTCCCGCCCCGCATTGGGGAAGTCTGGGCCAGTCAGGGCGGCGTTTATGCCGGAATCGCTCGCGGGCGGGATGGCGATCGGGACACTTATCTGATTGTTGGTCCTGAGTACGACGGCACGGCTGATTGGAACACATCGCTCATGTGGGCAGCCGGACTCAGGGAGCACGGCTTCACCGATTACGGCCTTCCCTACCGGAAAGAACAAGCTCTGTGTTTCGCGAACGTGCCGGAGTTATTTAAGCCGGAGAGCTATTGGTCGTGTGAGCAGCACGCGTCCGACAGCGACTATGCCTGGAGCCAGCGCTTCTTCTACGGCTGCCAGTACTACTGGAGCAAGGGCTACGGGCTCCGGGCTCGTGCCGTCCGCAGAATAAAAATTTGACCCTTTAGCCATTCATCCATTTTCCGAGGGAATAGCCGTGATTGAGTCGAATGACCTGATTGAGCGATGGACGAACGTTGAGCGAGTTCTTACCGGCAAGTTCGCGGCCAGCGCGCTTCTGCTTGAGCAGTATTTCGTCCACTCGGGGGATTGGAAAAAGATGGAGCGCGAGCTGGTTGCCGACGCCCCGATCGATCCGGCCTTGGTGGAGCGCGTGGTTCACATCATCAGCTCTGGACTGGCGCACGCCGCCACAAAGATCTAGCCATGTGGATCGCAGTCTGCCCTCAGCCCCTCGATTTCTGCGGCCGCCCGCCCTGCCCGCTTTGCTTTGAATGGAAAGGCGGCGACGAGGTGGTGAGCGGGCTTCGCAAGATGGCCCTGGATCTCCTCCAGAAGCCGCTGGATGGACTGAGCAAGGATGAACTCAAGGAACTCAACGGCGTTGCCCGGAAGATGCATAAGGGCGGCGTGGCGGCCTTTGCGTCGCCCCCGGATGAATCGCCACCGCCGCCGGCTGATATCGGCATGAGCAGCACGAGACGGCTGCAGGGCTGGCTCCGCGATCGTATCCAGCGTGAGGCGCCTAAGCCCCGACAGTTGACGTGCGATGACATCGTGGCCCGTCAGGCCGAGCGTGATGCCGCGAAGAAGGAAAAGGACAAGGAACGCAACGAGCGCCTGAAAGAGGCTCGCGAGATGGCTCAGATCCTCGCTGAGGCGAATAAGGGCCAGCAGGATCGCCAGCAATATGAGGAGCAACAAATGCTCCGCAACGTCGATCCGCAGTTCGTCGAGTACTGCCGCCAGCGCGGGATTTACTCGCCTCAAGACATTTACGCGCGATACCAGCGTGAATACATGACGCCGAACCGCATGTCCATAGACGGGAGTTTCTACCGATGAACGGTGAGCATTCCAACGCCCCCAGTCACCCGACCACTGAACAGGTGAACCACCCCGCCCATTACGGCGGAGCGGACAACCCATACGAAGCGATCAAGGTGATCGAGGCGTGGGAACTCGGGTTCTGTCTGGGCAACAGCGTTAAGTACATCTCGCGAGCCGGCAAGAAAGGCCCTCCGACATTCGGAACCCGAATTCAGGATCTGAAAAAGGCTCGCTGGTATCTGGACCGCGAAATCACCAATCTGGAGAAAGCGCTTGAAGATTGACGTTCTTGACCACGGCTACGTCGAGTATATCGAGGCGTGGGGGATGGGCCGTGACGGCACGACCGACTTCGAGGTTGGCATCATTGAGGCCGCCCGCCAATCCACTCAGGGCAGCTTTCGGGGCTGGGGCGACGATCACAAGCTGCTCAAGTTCCTACACGACAACGGGCATGCGACGCCGTTCGAGTTCGCCGGCCTGGTGGTTGAAGTTCAGGCGCCAATCTTTGTCTTCCGCGAGTGGCACCGTCACCGGACACAGTCGTATAACGAAATGTCGGCTCGCTATACGCCACTGCCCGATCTGCACTACCTGCCGTCATTCCAAAACCTGGCGGAGCGCGGTGTGGCGGCCGCGCAGAACAAGCAAGCATCCGGCGTAGCACCTTTCGATGAGACTGCCGCGTCTGAATGGTATGCGGAGGTCTCAGACTTTTACGCAGAAGCCGAGCTTTTGTACAAGCAGGCGCTGGCGGCCGGCGTACCGAAGGAGCTGGCTCGTATCACGATGCCGGTGGGTCACTACAGCCGCATGCGTGCATCGGCCAACCTGCGTAACTGGCTGGCCTTTCTCACCTTGCGCATGGCGCCGAACGCGCAGTGGGAAATCAGGCAGTACGCCGAGGCAGTGGGCCAGTGCATCCAACGCGCATTCCCTGAGACGTGGAGGCTGTTCCGTGGCAAATGATCACCCGACCGAAGATGATGACGTTGAAAAGTTGCCCGAGAAACCTAGATGGGCTGAACTCGGCCTACCCCTCCCGCGCTTGCAACTGACGTGGGAGAAACTGCCCGAGCGGGATGACGACGGCTACACGTGGCTCATCAAGTACGAGCTGCTGATCCCGCTGCCGACCCACGATATTCGGAACGGCAACAAGTGGGGCTTTCTCGCGGCGAGCCTTGGCGGTACGCGCACAGACCGCGATGGAACTCCGGATCGTTGGGGCAAGCTCGACACCCCCTTCCGCGATGGTGCTCATGTCACATGGGACGCGATACACCTGGGTGTGCCGGCGTTCGTGGTCTGGGGCGACAAGTATCGTCGGTTGGATGACGGCAGCCGCCAGTGGCCGCCCATCCCTAAGGATGCAACGTGACTGCAGACCGGCGGACCTTTGCGACGGGGTGGCAAGACGTGGCTATTCAGATAACCCGCTGCGGCCGAAAGTTCGAAGTCAACGTCAGCAAGGTATTCGAGAACGGCGAGCAGGATACTGTGGCTCTGCCGCTTACCGAGGCCCAGGTGAACGCTCTGCAACTCTTCTGGGATCGATCATGAGTAACGCGCCTGCAAAGACAATTGGCGAAGGCTTCGCGTACTTCAGGTGGCGCGTGTTGCGAGCGCTTTTCGAGCCCTGCACCTGCTCAGCGTGTGCGCAAACCCATTTCGAGTTTTGGGAGGAGGATCGTCGTGACTTCTAGTCATCCGTCATCGGAACAGCTCGCCGAACAGAAGCACCAGGCGCGCGCGAAGCGCCGATATGTGGCGCTCCAACTGAATGGCGAGGGCCCGAAGTGCGTAGTTGAGCCACACGAGGCGGCCGAGATGCAGAAGGACGATCCAGACCTGACGGCGTCCGATACATGGATGACGCTGGCGCAATTCGAGGCTCTACGCGACTTCGAGGGGTTTTGATATGCCGACCACTGAGGACCGGAGCATATGAGGCGCGTCGACGTAGGCAAAGAGGCTAAGCGTTTCGGTGCAACACGGCCGCGTGATGCACGCAAGGTAGTACCGGAGCCGCCCAAGGTGCCGCCTCACAAAAAGCCGCGTGCCTACGTGCTCCGGATTCGCCAATGGTCTGCGCAGGAGTGGACGCACACGAAGCGCTTCCCGTCGAAGACGGCCCGAGAGCAAGCGCGGGTAGCAATTCTCAGGTCCGAACGTGAGAAGAAATATTGGACGTGGGATCTGACTGAGCAGGAATACGAGTATGCGCGCTCCAACAAGGGTCGAATCGAATTCGAGGAGATCGACGAATGACTGACACTCACCGGACCGAAGAGGATGTCGCAGAGCGTGCCCGGAAAAATGGCCATCTTCCCGCTGGCGCCGGGGAAACAGGAGTAAGCGGCGACTCGCGCCTAATTTCTAAGGGTCTCACCAAGCGCGAGCGATTCGCCATGGCGGCGATGCAAGGCATCTTCGCTCATGGCTACACGATGCCCAACGAGGGCGATGAAGCCGCGAAGTACGCCGTGCAGGCTGCGGATTATCTGCTGAAGGAGTTGGCGAAATGAGTAACCCGACTGCAGATCGGCGCGGCGAAGGCTTCGCGTTCTTCCATTGGCACGCGGTGGCTTGGAAACTGTACGGCTGCCACGCGTATGGCCATTGGGGATGCATCCACTACTGGGTTAGATGCCAGATCGAAGGGAGGAAGCCATGTTGAAAGCTCCGGTCACATCGGAACAACAGTTATTTCGGGACTCGGCTCCGTGCTGTCAGGGGCCAGAAGCTGAAGGATGCGCCTGCGCGAGAGAGGAGCGCGCGCTCCGAGCAATCATCGCGGGCGAATACCGGCAGATGACGCAGGCCGAACGCGACTGGTGTCGCGACGAGATAGCCCGGGTGGAAGGCTATAGCGAAAAGGATGCCGATGGCTCAGACGTTGACGTTGCCCACACTGTTCTCAGCGCCTGGACTGACTACTGCCGCGACAAGGGGCTTCTATGACCAAGGAACACAAACTCGACTTCGAGCAACGGGCTCGCGCGTGCAGTCTCGAGGATTCTATCGGCGATGATCCATACGCCACAGCGGCCGAAATCATCTACCTACGGGACCGCAATGCGCAGTTGGAGCGGTTACGGGTTCTGGCGACGGAGCTTTGCGTCGCGGTGGATCTCGAAGCCGAAGACATCGGCGGCTCCCGACGCTCTCTCGACATCCTGCAGGACATCGGCCCGCTCACGCACCAGTTGGAGCCCAAATAAATGCCGACCTCAAAGACGGCAAGCTTACTGAAAGTGCTGGCGATGTATGCCAGTGACACGAATGGTCGCGCGACCGCTGCCCTCTGGAATGCGTTGCGCGAGGCCGTGGACACAATCGAACATCTCGAACACGAAAGCTCCGCTCACGAGACGACGCCACCTCAATTCACTCCTGAGCAGTTGCGCTTCATCCGTAATGAGATGAACGCGTCAGTGTCATGCGGTGCAGTTGACCCGCTGTTTCAATCGGTATACGACCGCGCGAAGGAAATCCTACGCTCACCGGTGGAACCGGAATGAAATCTAAACGATCGATTCAGGCGCGCGCGTGGCACGCTGCTGCCCGTTGGATGAACAACTTCGGACTAACCGGCTATATCCAAGGCGATGACCGGGCTAAGGCATACATGGAAGGGTGGCGAGCGGGTTACCGCGCCGCCGTGCGGGATGCACGCTCATCCGAGAACGGGACACGTGACGTATGACGCACTGGCGCGATCAAAAATGCAAAGGATGCGACGGCGAGTTGCCCATCCCGACTTTCAGGGGACAGCCCTACGTCTGCTGCAATGGCATCGACTGTGGGTGTCAGGGCTTCGTTCTGCCGGTCGGCTTCTGCTCAGTTGCATGCTTTGAACACTACGAAGAGTCACCAGTGAGCGAGTCGGAGCTATGAGTGCAGCCGGTAAACCTTGGGCGATGCATCTCGCAACCGTCATGAAGCTCATGCGCGAGTTGCGTGGCATGGGCCTGCGCGAGCACGCACGGGAACTCGGACTCAACCAAGCAACCCTCCACCGCATCGAGAACGGCAAGGGCTGCGACATGGAGACCCTCATGCAGATACACACTCGCAGCGGAGCATCGATTAAAACGCTACTCGGCTTACCCGAGGGCAAACCATGACGTATTACGAATGGTTGATCGGCTGGGAGATGCGGCAGGAGGCGCGCAAGCGGCAGCTCAAAGAGATGGTCGCAGCGGCGACATTACGCGCTCTACAGCACTCCCGTGAGTAAACCATGACAGACATCGATCCCGACATGGAGCGCCTCGCCACCTATCTATCAGTCGAGTTCCTGCCAATGCAGCAGGACGGCGGCTTGTGGAAGGGCAGGAAGAGCGCTGCGGTAGCCCTGCACTACCTGAAAAAGCAGGAAGAACGGATCGCGTTCCTTGAGGACGAGGTCCGCAACCTGGAGCACGAGATATCTCGGAGCGGCGAACCATGAGCACCACGATCCCAGAAGGTTGGTATATCCCTGAGCAGATCCCGAACGCTCGCTTTCGCAGGCTGCCGCGCTGGGTACTAGGGGAGATCGACGGCATCATTCGCTACAGCAAGGGCGGCAACGAGCACTTCTGCTGCAGGGTTCAGACCTTCATCAACTGGGCGCGACGAACGAATGCCGCGAAAGGCTCATCCGACAAAGAGAGCCCGACGTAATGCAACATTCTTCCATATGACCGCTTATTACAACGAGATCGATCCGAAAGCCGCGGCGTGGTTGCGCGAGCTGATCAAAGTCGGGGCCATTGCGCCCGGGGATGTGGATGAACGCGACATTAGAGATGTTCGACCTGCCGAGCTCGACGGATTCACGCAGTGCCACTTCTTCGCCGGCATCGGCGTCTGGAGTTACGCGCTCCGACTTGCCGGCTGGAGCGATACCGAGCCTGTCTGGACGGGCTCGTGCCCATGCCAACCTTTCAGCGCGGCAGGCAAAGGCGGCGGGTTCGATGATGAGCGGCACCTATGGCCAGCCTGGTTCCATCTCATCGAGGAGCGACGTCCTGCAGTGGTCTTTGGTGAACAGGTTGCGAGCCCGGACGGCCTCAAGTGGCTCGACCTTGTTCAAACTGACCTGGAAGCAACGGATCACGCCTTCGCGCCGTTCGATCTATGCGCTGCGGGGTTCGGTGCGCCGCACATCCGCCAACGACTCTACTGGGTGGCCGAGTCCAGTAGTCAACGACTCGAAGGGCAGCGATTATGCGTACTCGAGGGGCGACCACTCGAAGCCGTGCTTGAAGCTGGGGGGAGTAGCGAAGCTCGCCGGCTGGCCAACGCCGATGGCGGGAACGCCTGCGCAGAAGGGTTACAACGAGGCTGGCAACAACGACAGCTCCCGCAAGACAGTGGCGCTAGCTTCTGGAGCGACTGCGACTGGCTCTACTGCCGAGACGACAAATACCGGCCAGTTGAACCCGGCTCATTCCCGCTGGCTCATGGGGCTCCCGCCCGTGTGGGACGCCTGCGGGGTTACGGCAATGGCCTCGTTGCCCAGCAAGCGGCGGCGTTCATCGAAGCCTACAAGCACTGCTGATACATCCTCCGAACCTACAACTGACAGGTATGCAAAATGAACGCAAGAATTAAAGAACAACTTCCACCATCGCGCCCCAAGGTCAACCAGATCCAGCGCCGCTATCTCCAGGGGCGCCTCGAGCAGGCCGCACGCGACAAGCGTGACGTTGATACCGAGCGCATGCCCGCGGAACTGAAGGCACTGGAGAAGCGCATCGGCGCGTGGCACACCGCTCAGCATACCAAGGCAGACAAAATTCGCACGAAGGTGCGAGAAGCCCGAAAGCTGGCAGACCAAGTCATTCTCTTCGGTACGCCCGAGGAAGCTCTGGCTGCCGTCGAGAAATTCGAAAAGCTCACCGTGTAGTGCGTCATCACCTACGAGTGTAACGAAATGAAACTCAACGATTTCATCGCCGGGCTGGAGATCCTGAAGACTCACTTCAAAGACGGCGGCGAGGGATACCACATAGGTTCGGAGCATGATCAGTTCTACGTTTATGCGACCGAGACGCCTTTGGAGCCGCACGAGGTTCTAGCGCTCGTGGGTCTCGGCTGGTTTCAGCCTGAATGTGGGTTTGAAAAGCCCGAGGACTACAACCCTGCTGAAGGCTGGAGCGCTTTCACATGAGGCAAGTTTCAATCGATCTCACGCGCTGCAAGCGCTGCGGGAAGCGCCCCCGAGGAAAGATGGCGCGAGGCAACTTCGAGCGGTATCGTCCGTTCTGCACATTCAACTGCCAGGAATGGTATCGACTCGAAGCGGCTCAGCGCTATCTCAATGAAAGGCGACAGGTCAATGGATGACGTAACGATATTTCGCTGCCCTCCAGAGCAGACGAAAGGCACATGTGAGCCTTTCGACGATCCGCGCTCCCACGACTTTCAGGGTTGGCAGGAGTTCGAAGACGGGCGCGGCGGCACGACCGTTTGCACACGCTGCGGTATCAGCGCCATGTCCCACGCGATGAGGTACGCACCGTGATTCAGAAAGAACGATATCGTTGGGAACGCGACGGCCTGAGATGGGCTGTTAGGGCCGGCTCTGGAACCCGCGCCCTATTCCGGTGCTGGCGGGAGCGTACAGCAATGCGCGTGACCTCGATACTGCTCGAAGCATATCTCGACGGACATTTCGAGGAACGCCGAGACCAGAGAATGTTGGCGGAGCACGGTCTCTCGGACGGAGACTTCGCCGTCAGCGCAACATGTAATCAACAGGAGAAATGAATGATCCTTCGAACCAAGCTCGATTGGCAGGGCTATCGACTCGTCCGCCAAAACGAAGAAACGATGGGATGCTCAACGGAGCAGACCGATATGTGCACGTCGATTCAGAATTACCGCGACCGTACACACGAGATGCAGGAGCTGTTTCGGAAGACTGCCGAAACCCTCCGCAAGCTGTATCCGCATGTCGAAATGGGGATGATCCAGCAGGCGCTCGACATGCTGGCCGATTACAGCCCGGATGCCGATGGCGAGTTCGAGCACGTCACGACAGACGGATCGAACGTCACCACACCCGTTTGCGAAAAGGAAACTAGGAACCTGCTCCGCGCCCAGTATGGCCATGAGAACTTTATCCACGGCATTCGGATTCGCGGGCAGACCGCGAGCGTCGAAGGCGGCATGCTCAGGTACGCGCAGAGTCACAAGTAACCGTGGACGCACGTCATGAGTGATTTCTCCCGAGGCGCACGCATAAAACCAAAGGCAACCCAGCGGCCGGAGGTACCGATCAATCAGGAAATGTCGTTTCCCGAGTTCATGTTCTATGTTGGCACGTACGTCGTGAGGGATTATAAGATCCGAGACAAGGAGAGGTTTCTGCTTTTCTGTGGATGCGCCTTCGATGCGGCGATAAACGCTCACCCCACGTCAGGTCAGGAGAAGCCGTGAAGCGCTACCAACTGATTCTGAGGGGCGACACCGGGCTCATTGAGCTCGGTGAGCATCCGGAAGGCAACTGGGTCCACTATAAGGACCACGAGGAAGTCATCCAGCGCCAGGCGAACGCGGCGCGCAGCGGCATGGATGCGGCCAAGGCGATCTCGTCTCACCAGTTGAAGGCGGCAGCCCGGCTGAATGCCGAATCCTCGCCAGACGCTTTGGAGAGCGAGCGGCAGGCCAACGCAAAGCTGACTCAGGAACTCTCCCTCGCCGAGGAAGGGCTGGCGAACTACGAGGAGGAAGTGCAGGTACGCATGAAAATGATGCAGCAGAAGGATGCGGAGAACGAGCGGCTACGCGACCTCCTGCGCAATGTCCGAGACCACGGGTGTAACGAATGCCTCGAGTGTGCCGTTGCGATCAATCGGCTCATTGGAGCTCCGGAACCACAGACGGCGGAGCATAAGTGAAGGATCTTGCCCTATTTCTCACGCTGCCGGTTCTAATGAACCCGATTTTCTGGTTATGGTTATGCATGGCTTGACGCCATAGTGGCGCTATGCCATACTCTAACCATATTCAGGAGGTACGTATGGCGACGATTCGAACTTTCGGCGATCTGATGAAGCAGCAGCCCTGGTCTTTCAGCGAGTTCAGCTACCCGCACGGGCTGAGCTATCAAGTCTGCAAGCAGTGCAAGCGCGGTCGGGGCAGCGGCTTGCGCGGACTCTGGAGCTACAGCGTGCGGGCGCACATCTGCGCGGATTGCATCAAGAAGCGCAAAGACGAGGTACTCCCGGGCGTCGTGAAGAGCGAGAAGTTCGACGCCAAAATGCGCGGGATATCTCAGCAGGCGCGTGCTGCAGTAGCCATCCGACGATGACCGCAGGGCAACTGCGCAAAGCCTTGGAGCGCTCCGGCCGTACGGTCCGGGGCGCCGCCCTAGAGATGCAGATCCACGAGCGGACGATGCATCGCTATCTAGCTGGCGACGCTGACATCCCAAAACTGGTCGAACTCGTGGCGCTGTGCTGGGCTGAACATGAGAAAGAGCGAAAGGCGTGACCTACGCAGTGTTCCGCACAAGCTCCAAGTTTCATAGGCAGCGGCCACCGTCCGGTGAAAAGGCGGCCCGTTACGCTTGGGATCTTTTGAGCAAACGCGGAGAGATCAGTAGCATGAGACTACTTGACGGTTACTGGATGGCTCTGCGGCCAAACGACGATCTGGATGCGGTGGGCGCCGACCACGTTAGGTATATGACCAAAAGATCCGCTGACAACCAAACAGGTGGCAAATGAAGGGTAAATCGTTCAAGCCGTTGTTTGAGAGTCAACCATGCACTCGATGCGGTGGCGGCGGTAATTACAGCTATTGCACGCGCTACGGCACCACATGCTTCCAGTGTGGCGGCTGTGGATGGCAGCTCACCACGCGCGGTAAGTCGGCTCAGGCTTTTTACGACTCGCTACTCTCGAAGCCTGCCAGTCAGTTTGTGGTGGGCGAGTCTTACCGCCTGGACGGCAGAACGTATCGGGTCTCCGAGTGTGGACCCGATCCATACAACAAGGGCCTATGGTCACTGGTGGGCGACGGCATGGCCTACCATCCCGCAGAGCACGCGATGGTCAGAATGGCGCCGCACAAAGATTTCGTTGATGCTGCACGAGCCCAAGCCCTGGAGTATCAGAGCACCCTCACGAAACAAGGCAAGCCCCGCGTTTCGCGACGGGCCGCCTGATACCTGCCGACCAACTAACGGATCACACATGACCGACCGAATGCCAGAGGATCGATTGCGCAATACCCGCGCCTGGGCTGCAGCCCGAGTCGGCAGTCTCTCGGGTGCCGAAGTGATCGTCAGTGCGATCGACGAGCTGCTGGAGTTGCGGCGACACCACGCCATGTCGCCCGAGCAAGTGGCTGCATGCACCTGCTGGGATATGGACGGCAAGCAGAGGCAGTACGATCCCAACTGCCCTGTCCACCCTTTGCGACCCGATCAACCAGCGGGTAAGTAGCCATGACCATCCAAGAAACCGTTCTCAAGACCGCTAAAGTTGAAGTGGAGAAGGTTGAGCTAGTCAATCAGGACGGACGACACATTGTTGAGTATTGGCTCGATTGCAAGCTACTTTCCAGGCAAACACTAGATCGACCTGCGGGTGACCTATGAGCGAGTGGAAAACCTGGAAGGCTGGCGGCGTCCCACCGATAGAATTTCATGGCGAATTCCCAACGGATGCGGAAGTTTTTGCCTTCACGGAAGGGCCACATAAAGGCACCGCCATTCCAGAATGGCTGCTTCCCATATTGAAGTCGGGCGACAGGGTGAAGTACGTCACAACCGGACGACCGGACGCTGGCACTTGGTATGTGAACGATGTCGAGATGCACGGTCCGTCAAAGCTCATCGGCTAACTCAACTGATGACCATGGCTAAAAAAGCGAAAGCGCGACGGCACAAGCATCCGTTTAATCAGTTTCTGACTGAAGATCCGCTATGGCAGATGCTTGAGGAGTTCAAGGCGTCAAGGGAGTTCGAACTCATCCGAGGGCATGCCGATCACCCGGTGCTCCCAGATAGCAGGGAGAATATGTTGTGCGTGATGTTCCAGCACGGTTGGGACGCGCGTTCGCTGGTGAAGGAC